TTTCTGAAGTAATGCTCGACCGCTGGCTCCTGGAACAGATCGAAGAAGAATACGATGTGATCGAGATGGAGAAGAACATGCCAATGGAAGAACTGTCACAGGAGACCTTGGAACTGCTCTCCTGAGCCCTATACTACAGAAGTCGTCAAGGGAACACCACATGACCGTCCAAACCGTGAAGCACTCCTTCTACCGCATCGAGATCGACTTCGCTGAGAGCCCTCAGCACCCTATCGTGTTCTTCCGCAAGGAGCGCAAGTGCAAGACCGCCAAGGGCATGGATCGTCAGCACAATCGTGTTACCACTGAGTCTTGCGAGCAATGGCGCAACTATAACTTCCGTCGCCTGACTGTCTCCCGTGTGCCAGCTGAAGAAGTGACCGAGATGGTCGTCAACTGACCCCATCTTACCCTATACTAAGTTCATCAACACAAGAGACCATGATCTCCCTTCCCAACCCCACCTCTAAGACCTTCGCTGACTTCTGCGCTACCCAGGACGCTCGTAACGAGATCCAACTCAACATCCGCAAGTGGACTCTGATGCTGTGTGATGCACTGGAGCACAACTTCAGGTCCCGTAACAAGGGCACGATTGGTGGTAAGTATGAAGCACCATCCTACAAGTTCGTGATCGAGTCTGGTCGCAAATACCACAAGATCATCATGGAGGTTCCCAACAACAATCGTCCTCCCTCCCGTAGCGTTCACGCTTTCGTAGATAAGAAGACTGGTGAAGTCTACAAGGCAGCATCATTCAAAGCACCTGCTAAGCACGTTCGCTTCAACCTCTGCCTGATTAAAGATCGTGAGTGGTTGCTGGAGAATGCAGATTGGGCGGGTGGTTATCTCTACATGCGTTGACAATCTGCCCCATACATAGTACACTGTAGTTCCTTCGCTTCAAACCAATGTCCGCTCCTCAGTTCTATCTTGTTGCTGATGATACCGCGTTCGCTCTAGATTGTGATGACGTACCATTTGGTGCGCCTGTCGATGAAAATGGTAATCCTGATTGGGATAATTCATTTGATTTCGATCCTAATGAAGAAGATGTTGAGTATGTGGCACACATGTGCTACTATTTGAAGCAAGCAGCAATGCTACACACCGAACATACTGATGAGGTATTTGTCAAATGAATTTGCTCCAAGAGCATATCCGCGAGTTCATCAATCCATTCCCCAATCGTTACACTCGTGGAGAGTATGAAGTTCGTGTCCTTCCGCACGAAGATCTAGATTATGATGGTGTTGAGAAGTTCTGGCGCTTGTTTAAGAAGTTTCCTAACGACTTTGCGGCAGCAGCAGTCTCTCTACTCCCTCGTGATGTAGAATTTATTGAATACGATCACCTCGCCAACGTTCTCTTCCTCAAAAAACTATGAATAACCTTGACGCACTTCGCATTTCCGAACAACGTGATGAAATTTGTGAGTGGGTTGTAGAACATTTCCGTGAACTCATTGCTGAAGATCGTCACGACGATGCTATCTGCTTTGCAGATGAGTGGTTCGAGTGGTTAGATCCTGAAAACTACGAGTCAGAAGAAACCCTTTACACAAACTACGATGAGCTCAGAACAACCTTCGATCTCTGATGAGATGCGTCAACTAGTCACTGACTTCATGCAAGCAGTTGTAGATCAGGATGACGCACGTCAAGCAGAACTATTTGCTGCAATTCAAGAAAAACGTAAGACTGAACCAATCCAATCATGATGAAACAAACACTCCTTGCGCTCCTCACTGCTGTTAGTCTCGGCACAGTAGCATATGCTAAGCCAGGTAAGATTACCAAAGGATACAACACCATGGACGCAATGGGGTGTATGTTGCTCCGTGAGTGTACCAAAGATGTTGAGGAAGTCCATTCCATGCTCGACATCTCTTCACAATATGAGAACCCAGAGCGTTACACATCAAATGCTCCAGAGTTCAATACTCTACTGATGACACTCAATCAAATTGGTAGTAAAGTCTACCTTGCTGATGAGCGTTATTTCCCACCAGGGCATCGTGGTGTGTACCATACTGTCTCCAACAACTTCTATTTGAATAAGAAGTACATGGATAAACCTCATTATTTGATGCAAGTAATGCGTCATGAGGGTTGGCACGCAGCACAAGACTGTATGGCAGGTAGCATCAAGAATAACATGATTGCTATTATTATGCCTGAGGAATCTGTTCCTATGGTCTGGCGTGTCATGGCAGAGCGTACATATCCTAAATCTGCTGTGCCCTGGGAGGCAGAAGCAGGATGGGCGGGTAGAACAGATGGAATGACGCAAAAAGCACTAAATGCATGTGCCGCTGGTAATATGTGGGAAGTATATAATCCTACTCCCTTGACATATCAATGGTTGAAGGAGAATAATTATGTCAAGTAAGTTCATCACTGAGGTTCAACAGTATGCCGACACGGAAGACTACTACATCGAAATCCCCAACCACATCCTCAAAACGCTCAACTGGCAAGAAGGTGACGAACTCTGCTGGAGTATCTCCCAAGGCAAAATCATCCTCACCAAGGTCAAAGACTCAAGCAGCACTAAAGAAGAACCAACAATCGCTGACTACGACTGGTACACAGTCAAAGAAGAAGCAATCAAAGAGTACCTCGAAAGCGAGTCCGAAGGCAAAGAGTACAAAGACTTCGACCAACAATACGAAGCGTACCTCTACTCGTTCTCGCCAGAAGCAGAAGGATCCTGGGATCAAGGTGTTAAACTCACGAAAGAGCGAGTTGTTTCCCCACCATCCAACTTTCCCTATTTTCCTTGATGACAAATCAGAAGGAAAACGATGCTGGTTCACATGTATCGAACACGCCCAAAAGTACATCGATCGATACCAACCACAATACAAATGCTACCAATACACAGGTAGCTAATCCTACTGTCCCTCTTGTACTATCACTTGCCGCTTGTTTCTTCTTCGCTATTGCTATCATCGTGGCAGGATATATACACGGGAACATGCATATTGAAGCAGTATACCATTCACTCAGGAACTTCACATGAACCAACGTCAATGGCAAGAAGTAGAAGCAATCGTCCGTAAAGAACAAGAACGTGCTCTACAACATCTCAACAACGCACGATATGATGAATTAAAACCAATCTTAGATGAACTATACAAACTAGCACATCAATGAGTACCATCTTCATCATATTCTTCATTATACTACTCACTATTACACTTGAAATGACATGGAAGGTCAAACGTTCACGCTTTCACTAGAAGATTACACGATCATCCTCAACGCCCTTCATCATTACAAGAAAGTAGATAAACACACAAACTTTCAACAATATGATGAAGAGCGTATTAATCTATTACGTGATAGACTAGCATACCAACTCATCCCATCTAAGAAGAGTAATCCTGATGACAATTCCTAATTTTAAATCTAACGAAGACTGGGAAGCATTTACATCTCTCTTTGATGCACGTTGGCAATGTAAGAAAGCATTGCTAGATCGTGTCAAGGATGATATGTTCCCTGGATATATGTGGGAAACACTTCAACCACAAACACTAGAAGTTCTCAATGACATCACACAATCGCTCATCTATGATGTAGAATACACATTCAAAGAACAATACCCAGAGTATAAACAAGATGAAGATGATATCTTTATCCCACGACGCTCATTCAAAGAAGATGTCACTGAAGCACTGCTAGAAGCAAATCTAAAGTTCTGGAATAATGATGAGAGATAGAATATGTCAGCAATGATTGAGATTTATAATGTAATGGAGAAGCAGGATGCTGCTACCTGTTGTGCCTTATTCCAAAAGGATAAGCGCACAGTCCCTGGTGCAATCAATCATGATGAAGTCAACCTAGAGTTTAAACGCTCTACTGATCTTCATCTTAACTTCTTTGAAACTCAATTCATTCAATACAATTCTTTCATCTATCCTGCTGTTGTTAAAGGTATACAGAACTACGTCAATAAATATCACTTCCTAGAACAAATTGAACCGTGGGAGATATGCCACTACTATAACATTCAACGTTATAATGAAGGTGAAGGTTATTTCTCCCCACATTGTGAATACTCATCCTATCATCCACTTAGACATATAGCATGGATGATCTATCTCAATGATTGTAATGAAGGCACGGAGTTTCCGTTTCAAAATATGAAACTACGTGCAAGACAAGGTATGATGGCAGTATGGCCTGCATACTGGACTCACCCACATAAAGGGGTAACACCAACAACATCAACCAAGTTCATTGCAACAGGATGGTGTCAATTCAAAAAATAATAGTATGGCGCACATATATTTGATAACAAATCTTGCTAACGATAAGAAGTACATTGGTAAGACAACTAAACATAATCCATTCGATCGCTGGAAAGAACATAAGAACACAGCAAGACTAAACAATAAGCAAGCACAGTCAATGCCTATACTACGAGCAATTCGTAAGTATGGTGCAGATTCTTTTATCTTTACTCTCATTGAAGAATGCCCCGATGAAGTAGTAAATGATAGAGAAAGACATTACATTCAAGAATACGATACGTACAACTATGGATATAATATTACCCTAGGTGGTGATGGTATTAAGAAACCACCCAAATACTGGGGTAATCATCCATACTCTAAACCAGTAGATTGTTATGATCTAGAAGGTAGATACCTAACAACATACCCAACAACTGGTGTTGCCCTACGTACAGTATTAGGAAGAGATCCAACACTATCTGAACGTGGTGCTGTAAAAGCATGTATCAAAGGTACAACATTTCAATCATCAGGTCATCGTTGGAGTTGGCAAGGTGAACCACTAAAAGAAGTAAACAATCGTGTTAATCGTAGAGGTGGCATCTATGCTATCAATCCAACAACAAATGAGAAGCGATACTTTAAATCACAAGCAGATGCAGCAGAAGCAATCCTAGGTGATAGAAAACAAAATAACTCTATATTTCACTCACTTAATTCACCCAACTCAAACAAACTACAAGCAAAGGGATGGTATTGCTTTAGATCAAAGAATGATGCAACATCACCATTTACAAGAGCAGAAAGAAATGGTCTTACTAGTGAGAAAGCAAAAGAGATCTCACAACTATCTAAACTAGTTAAAGCAAAACCAGTACGTGGTACACACATACACACTAATGAAGTTGTAGAGTTTGAATCAATATCTAATGCATCATACTATCTCAAAGGAGAAGGTGATAGATCTGCTTCTGGTAACATCACTAGACACATCCAATTTCAAACAAAACATGCATATAATCACGTATGGGAGTACATAGACAAGTAACCACTTGCTATTGAGAATCAATAAGGTTTTCAAGGTGCTTCCGCGCTAGTCATACCAATGGTTCTCAATAAGATAGTCTAGTTGAGAATCAATAATAAAAAAAGGTTGATTAAATGGGGGTAAGGTGCGCTGGAGATGTTGGCTTAGCACGCTACCACTCGAAAGTCAACCGAGGGTGTGACAGTGCTTCTAGTGGCACAGAGACCCCTCAGAAACCCTCGAAAGCACTGTATACTACATTCATGGATTTGGGGGATTTCTCAAATTCTTAAAAAGTCAAAAAAACGACTTTTTTAAAAAGTTATAAAACTGAGAATTCTTAATTTTTAAGAGTTTTTCTTTTTTAAACTTTAAATAACGCACATTAACACACAAATCAATGAAAACCATTGAAATCAAAGACTCTACTGCTATTAATGAGTTAAAAGTAGAAGAAAAGAGTGTATATATCACTTATAAGAGTAATATTGACAAAGAATACGAGTTTATTTGTCAAAATACTGAAGAATTCATTGAAAAAGTAAGTAAAACCATTGAGAATGAAGAATCAATGGGTAAACTAGTCAATAGTTGTATCAAACAAGGTGAACTAGTTGCTGTAACTAAATAATCACACAGTTTGATACAACAATCAACAGCAAATCATGGGTAAGCGTTACAATCAATCCGAAAACCAAAGGTATCAACAATTCGATGATGATTTCGAAGACTTTGGTTATGAAGTGAAGAATATTCGCAGACAAACTAAAAAGAAGGTAGCGAAGTTTAAACGAGAAGTCAATGAGTATGATGACACTTATTGAACTGGCACAATAACACTTGATTAATAATCCCGATCGTGTAATGTATACATGTTCGGGATTTTTCTTTCTCTAACTAACAACAATGCAATTCCAAATTACCTCGATTCAGTTTGATTTTGAAGATGACAACTTTGAGTTATCACCTTCACAACAACTTGAGATCTATGAAGATTATATCGGAACATTTTGGGAAGCAGATGATGAAGATGATTTGATTGAGGAGTTAACATCATCTGCAGGATTTTGCATCCAAAGTATAGACTACCGTATCATCCTAGATGATATTGAAGCGGGTGAATGTGTTGTCCCCTTCGATGTAGACTACACCACACAGAGTTAGTGTTACAAACTGGTCGGCCGCGAGTGGACGATCGAACAGGTGGCACACGATTTTGGCACTGCCCCTCAAACCGTGTATTGTAGACACATGGAAAAAAACCACAACGTTTACGAGCAACAGATCCTCGCTAAGGGGCGAGACCTCCCCAAGGCATCACCCAGCACGGGTAAGGTGCCTTCCCGCTTCGCTGATCGCTTCGCTACCTTCGAAGAGTATCAGGAAGCAATGGCAGATTTTCTCAACGGTAACTGATTATGTGGGATGAAATTCAGGACATGCCTGGTGAGATCTTCGATCTCGATATTGATGATCGAGAGATGATGCCACCTGACATGCAAGATGACATTGAAAAAGACGATCCTTTGCTCGATGACTGACATGAACTACGCTGAAATCCTCAAAGTTTGGAATAGCGAAACACCAGATGATTTCGCTATCTTCAGTGAACTCTACTATGAAATGTTTGGTGGGGAGAGTGATATCCCCTACACAACATCTAGCACCACGTCATCATTCTTCCCCTACGACTAAACCACTTGGGGAACTGGCACAGTGACCCCAGCATTCTCGCTGACCCTGTGCCTATAATAACTTCAGTTCAAACAAACCGCTTTCACTCCATGCGTAAGATCGAACAACTCATGAACGTCGCTATCAGCAACAACAATGAGTATTGGTCCAAAGCAAACACTTCCGTTGAGACAATTGACGGCGTTTCCTATGTGCGTCTCCATGGCAATCTGATTGCTGAGGTTGATGACAATGGCATCAAACTTTACGACGGTGGTTGGCAGTCCAACACCACAAAGTCTCGCCTCAATGCTATTCTGACTGAGCATGGTATTGCAGGCGAAGGTGTATTCCAGAAGAACTATCAGTGGTTCATTCGTCTCTACAATGGCACTGAATTCTTCGTCACTGAGTTTCGCTCTGGAATGCGACTTGGTGCCCTTACTTCTCAAGATCTGCTCGCCTGATAGTTCACCGAGGGGGGACAATCGTTCCCCCTTTGTTGTTAACTATGGCAGACCGTGGCACACTACACCATGCCGTCGCTTCCCGTCGTCGGCAGAAGTCCAATTGTCGAACTGTCCTATGAACTCCTTGGCAGGGGCATCCGTGCCCTTATAATTAAGGGAACGAAACGAACCACACATGGCAATCGCAGTACAACCGAAATCGTTCGGACGTTTTGACCCTCACGGTTGCGAGTGGGCGACCGATATGTCCCACGCCTATTCCCTCGCCGCTGCCCTAGGCGTTGATGCCGTGATCTGGAAGTGCCCCGCTAAGGGTGACCCCATGCCATGGGTCAGCGTCAAAGCAGAAGAGGCAGGCATTGAGGCAATCGCTGCCCTGCTGTTCGATTGAGGAACTGGCACAGCATCACCCCCATTCCCCACTGCTGACCCCTTATACTAGGCACATGACAAACAAACGACCTTCTGACTATCTCATGGCACAGGACCTCCACGATCGTCAGTTCTGCCACCGTGCCACCTTCGCCACGTTCACGGGCAGGGCAGGGCAACCCATGGCATGGGATGGCGACTTTGACGACAACTTCACGGCAGAGGACTACGACCGCCGCCGTTACGAGCGAGACGCCCGCCGCTATGGGTACGGTCGCTGACCCCATTTCTCTACACTAACCACACACACATTCATCACATGACTGACACCCTCCTGCAACAGTGGCAAGACGTTAACCCTGACGCCACCGTTGTGCCTATCAGTGACACTTACAATGGTTGGGCGAATTACGAGACCTGGAATGCATCTCTCTGGATCAACAATGATGAGTTTCTCTACAACACTGCTAAGGCATGTGTAATCTACAGAGAAGGATTGGAGACGCCTTGGGATAAGTTTGTGCGGTGCATGATGGAGGGACAGATTGGTAGTTTCCTCGGCAAGACTGGCGATGGCGTTGCATGGAATGATCCTGCAATCGATGCAGATGAGATGAACGAAATGCTGTGGGAATTAGGTGACGATGAGTGACACTTAGCGACACACAGTAGATAACACTGGGGACAGTTAATTGTCCCCCTTAAATGTTAGATAGGGTCGCCAAGCGGTTTCCAAAAGTGCGGGTCCTTCCTAACCTACAAAAGTATCCAGACGACCGATAAATATTGTTGTAAAGTCCCGTTATAAAAAAATTCCGCCAGAAAAAAATGCCCCAGAAAGTTGATTTTGAAAACTTCGATGCCATTCTAAGTAACTTTGATGCATTTTGCGATGAGTTCGAAACGAAGGCAGCGGAATCATTCATGAGAGGAGATTCAAATAATGGAAACGTCGTCAGAGCAGCAACCGACAAGCTTGGAGGAAAAACTCCTAGTGCTGTTACAGAGATTGGAGAGTCTGGAAGTACGGGTGTCGAACTTGGAGAGACCGACACTAGCGTACCGTCGCCCCGAGGCGAATGAGTACGAAACACTGTCAGATACTTTAGACTATCTTCACAATAATGTAGAAGGGATTAAAAAAGATTTGCTAAGGGTCGCTAGGGCAGTCTAATGGCAGCAGTATTAACAGATGGATTCGAAGTAGGACTATATCCTCTACCAGCGAGTGCTGTGAGGTCCCTGGAGACGCTTCTAGTGCCCGCTGGTACATATGAGTTCAAACCGACTGTAGACCTCATTCCAGACGCAGAACCAACGTATGTAAAACCTTATCAGTTTTTTGCGTTAGAGGTGAGTGCTATCCCAACACTTCCGAATGAGGTTATCACAAGTCTCACAGTGAACGGTCCATCTTACTGCTTATTGGAGGAACCCCTTCCAACATTTGATACCACCAGAAGTTTTGACACCGACTTTGAAATCCCTGTGAGTCCCCTGTGGGCGGCACCACTGTACTTAGAACCATTTGTGCTGAATAGTACATCCTCCCCTGGTCCGACGCCTCTGGTGACGATACAGGGGTATTTCAGCGAACGTAACTTCCATGATAGGGAATGGTTACTGAGATTACCCAATGCCATTGTCAAGGTTTCGGGAGCAGGGGTGTTTTACGAGACTTTAGAAGTTATTGAGAAGAAGGAAGCAGCGGGGGAATTGTTTGATCCTTCGATGTTAGTTAAGAAGTATCCCAGCAGCATAAGCGCCGAGAACTTCTATCCCTTAACTGCAGTGGATGCGAATATGTATGATGCTGCAGTTATGGAGGAGTGGTTAAAGCGTTGCTCCGATATTATTAGTTACAAACCTAGTGACATTATGAAGTTGAGAGTGTTCTTTGACATAGTGATTGTCAGTAGCGCGGGCACTTTTCCTTTCACAGCGCATATGACCGTACAGAACGATCAGGATGCGGCGATTAAGCGGTTGGAGTACGGAATAAATACTCCAAAGGTTCCTGTACCACTCAATGTTGTCTAATACTCCCGCATTGTATACACCATGGGATATGACTACAGGTCATGGTCCCTGGTCTCCTGTTGGATACATTGGTGCATCCCCTAATGTTATCATCAACGGTAGGAACGTCCATAAGGTAGGTGATACTACTGTGCCACATTTTGCGGCACTTCCTGTACCGCCAGACTTGCATAGTGACGTGATCTCCACGGGTTCTCCAACCGTTATGGTGAACGGGACACCGATGGCAGTCATTGGAAGTCTTCTAACCTCTCCTGTCGGTCCTGCAGGGGTTGTAGCGTCTGCTGGAGCGTTTACCGTTACAGTTGACAGTCAAGGACCTATCTAGTAAAATAAACAAGTCAATTGAGTTAAATTATGGCACGAAGCAAAGTTGGTCTGATGGGCGGTAAGATGATTGATTCTACCCCAAAAAAGACTCGCCAGGGTAAATCACAGCATACCAAGTTGTCTGCAACCTCTCGTAACGGTGCTAAGAAGCGTTATCGGGGTCAAGGACGATGAGTGAGGTCTCGACTCCTGCAGTCGAGGAGGATGTCAAAGCATATCCAATGTTCTCAGTTCCGATCTTCAAGTTGCAGATTCGGGACTGGGATCTTAAAAAACCAAAACTCCTTGAACTGTATAAGCAGAAAGAGTTGTCCCTAAAGGATAACGTACTTACAAATTACAACAAAGAAGAAAAAGAGAGTTTTCAACCAGTCGTTGATATTATCGAAAGTGATATCAATCGTTTTGGTGATGCTGTTGGTTGTACTAGTATTCACCCTCAGTGGTGGTGGTTTGAAAGGTCAATGTATGGCATGAACCATACAGTGCATAATCATGGTTCTGTTGGGTATAGCGCAGTGCTATTCATTGAGTTTGACCCAGAAGTTCATACTCCAACAACATTTGTCTCTCCCTTTGGAGATTTCATGAAAGGATTGACAATGACACATCAACCCGATGAGATTACTGAAGGTTCTCTAATTATCTTCCCTGCTGCCTGTAATCACTATACTGAAGTGAATCAGAGCGATAAGGAAAGAATTATCCTGTCCTTCAACATGATGATTGAACGATGAAAGATCTCCTGTTTATCTCACAAGACAAAGAGATGGCACTCATCCAACAGATGGTGTATCAAATTCAAATGGCAAAGTGGGATATTGATCCTGCTAAGACATGCTTCTTATGTGTGTCACCAGACTATTCTGGAATTGTCACACAGCACTTGTCTCATGCTTTATCAAAGGGTGGGGAGTGTTACCACATTGAAGCAGTCAATGTACCATTTCCAGATGAATCTAGAGTTAACTACGAAGTCAACTTCTCGGTTCAGTTTGCTGATCTAGTCCTAGATTGGGATAACTTTGTCTTGTGTGAGGCAGGTGTCATCAGAGGTGGGAACTACACTTGGATTACCAATGTAATGGAACAGTTTGTTCCGAAGAATTACTACACACTAAGTCTTTGCGAAAACATTGGTAGTAAATATAAGAGTGACCTTGTGTCACTGTATTATAATGATGAAGTGGAAGATCTTCACTTCTGGTGGGAAAGACCAAACAATCACTGGAGATACTATGGGTAATCACCATAAAGTAGATAAAAGTCAAAGTTTCATCGATGAGGGCATGACACTAATCACTGAAACTGACAGTGATAGGTATCTTGCTGCTGCTTCGAAGAGGCGCAGAGACCAGAAAAAGGAAGAACTATATCCTGTACCAGAGAATCGCCTAGATCGCCCGTGTGGAGGTAAAGGTGGGTTTGATGATTTCGTAGAGCGTTGGACGGAGTGAATAAATAAAAACAGCCCATGCTGTGCCTAAATGCCTTCCTTTCAGACATTTAAAGATCTGAGTGTTACATTTAAGAAGCATCCTGTATCAGATGATCTAGTACAGGTGAAAGACAAGGCAGCTATCGCTCAGTCGATTACTGCCTTGCTTCTTACTGTAAAGGGAGAACGTCCATTTCGTCCTGATCTAGGATCGAACATTACTAGAATGTTGTTCGAACCTCTAGATTATGGTAGTGCTGGTCTTATCCGAGGTGAGATTTCTAATTGTCTTGCTAAGTATGAACCTAGGATTACTGTTGACAACATCCGCTGCACTCCAAATGAGTTGGATAACGGATATGATGTTGAGTTGAGTTACTTTATTGTAGGCAGGGATGATGCACCTGTAAATGTAGAACTCTTCCTAGAGCGTACTCGATAATGCCATACACTCAAGTTGCTAATTTAGACTTTGAAGATATCAAGTCTGCTCTGAAGGAGTACCTTAGAGCGCAGTCAGATTTTACTGACTATGACTTTGAAGGATCTGCGTTATCAACGCTGATCGACACACTCGCCTATAACACCTACTATACGGCGTTTAACACTAACATGGTAGTCAATGAACTATTCATTGATTCTGCCACCCTGAGGGACAATGTGGTTGCTCTGGCAAAGCAACTGGGTTACAGACCCAAGAGCATCACAGCTCCCGTTGCTTATATTGACTTTACAGTCAATTACAATAACGCAACAACTGATACTGAACTCCTACTGAAGAAAGGAACAGGATTTGTTGCGTCATATGACAATACAACATATCAATATGTTGTTCTTGATGATGTAAAGGCACAAGTATCAAATCAAAGAGCAATTTTCGAAGAAGTTCCTGTATATGAAGGAACTCTTCTAACAAACACTTACACTGTTAACACATCACTGAAGTCACAAAGGTTTATTCTTGACAACCAGAACATTGACACCAATACAGTAAGAGCAAAAGTATTCCCTACTGGTGGATCGTTCAGTGAACCATATCTAGTATCAGATAATATTCTAGATGTAGATCAAGATTCTAAAGTATTCTTTCTAGACGAGATCGAAGATGAAAGATACGAACTAGTTTTTGGCGATGGTGTGTTAGGCAAGAAACTTGACAATGGTGCGAGAGTAGAAGTGTCTTACCTAACCACTTCTGGTCCAGAGAGCAATAGTGTACGTACATTCGTCTTCTCTGGCGTCCTGGAGAACCCACAAGGGGTCTCTCCTAACTCTTTTGATATAACTATCGATTCGACTGTTCCTGCCTCTGGAGGCGAAGGACTGGAGTCTATTAGTAAGATCAAGTTTAACGCTCCTAAAGCATATGGATCACAAGATAGAGCAGTAACATCAAATGACTACGGATCTATCATCAGAAAGATCTATCCTGCTACCAGTGATATCATTATCTACGGCGGTGAAGAAGCAGATCCTCCTCAGTATGGCAGAGTATTCATTGTACTGAAACCGAAGGATGCTACTTATGTAACAAGTGTTACCAAAAAGCAAATTGTTGATGAACTGAAGAAATATTCAGTTGCTTCTGTTACCCCAGTGATCGTAGATCCATCTGTACTGTATGTTGAGATGGAAAGTAAGATTTATTATAATGGTGGTAAGACAGATCAGACACCAACACAGATCCGTGACAAAGTTATTGGATCGGTACAAGACTATATCGACACATCAGACACTGAGAAGTTCAACGGTAAGTTTAGACACAGTAAATTTACTGGTGTAATCGATGATGCAGACAGATCGATTAACTCTAACTTGACTTCAGTCAGAATGAGAAAAGATTTCTATCCACAGTTGAATTCTACGTTCTATTACGAAGTTTGTTTCCAGAATTCCTTCGATAAAGACTGCGATGGTGCAACCCTTTCTACAACAGGGTTTAGAGTTACTGAATATCCTAATTTTGATGTCTATCTCGAAGATAGGGATGGCAAAATTGTCCTATATAGACTAGATACCGCAACAGGTGAAAAAGTCGTTCTAGACAAGGAAGTCGGTGATATTGACTATGATAGAGGTGAGCTCAAGATGTATAATTTAACTATCATCAAAGGTAGTTATTTTGATAACCGTATCTCAGTTACTGTGAAACCACTTTCTAATGATATCAAGGCACTCCGCGAGGTTTATCTTGACGTTGACGTTGCTAATTCCTCGTTCACTGCATACAAAGAGTAAGTAAATGCCTGCTGTAAAGACTAAGAGAATTTCAACTCTAATTGAGTCGCAGCTTCCTGAATTCATTTCTTCTGAATACGAACTTTTTAGCAAGTTTGTAGAGAAGTATTATGAAGCACAGGAGGTGCAAGGTGGCACTTTGGATATTATCAACAATATCCAGAAGTACGCTGATATCGATTATTATGAGAAAAGTCTTCTAAAGCAGTATACAGAACTATCAGTAACAGTTAATGCTACTGAAACAATCATCGTTGTTGATGATGCATCTTCATTCCCAGAGAAGAATGGTTACATCAGAATCAATGATGAGATCATGTTCTATGAGACTAGAACAGAAACAGAATTTAGAAATTGCCACAGAGGAGTAAGCGGCAATACATCGCTAGGCGACTTGTATGAGTCTAGCACTTTTACAAGCACAGATGCAGCAAGTCATAATTATGGTGCAAAGGTTTACAACGTTAGTAACCTTTTCCTGTATGCATTTGTCAAGAATTTTGAATCGCAATACTTAGGTTCTTTCCCAGAGAAGTATCTTAAGGGTGAAGTTGACAAAAGAACTCTTATCAAGAACATTAATAAGTTCTATAAGGCAAAGGGTACGAAGAGTTCGATTAAGTTCATCTTCAACACCATCATCTCCAAGGATGCTAAGGAAAAACCAGAGGTATACAACCCAACAGATTTCACCCTTAAGTCTTCCGATTCTGACTGGACTAACATCTATGCTCTAAAAGTAAAGGTGATTAGTGGTGATGTTAATGATCTGATTGGTAATGTAGTAGTACAGGAAGAGACCGCAGAGTATGGATATGTCTCTGCTACTGTAGACAATGTAATTGGTGACATTACTGCAGATGGAGAAGCAATCGTCAATCTAGTTCTCGCACCAGAGACCGTAACTGGTGAATTTGCCATCTCTACGAAAACTAGTCTCACTAAGACTCTTTCTAATACAACAGGTATTGGTAAGAGAGTTAATGTGTTCTCTACTATTGGATGGAAAGAAAAAGGTGAGATTTTGATTGGAGAAGAAGTCATCTCCTTCAATGACAAGAATGTAACTCAATTTACTATTGAGAGACGAGGCGACATTACCTATACTCATGAAGAAGGTACGCCTGTATACAAACCAGTTATCATCAAGGGTGCTAATGTAGAACTCGTAACCCTAGGTGTAGTCTACGATTTCCAGATTACTGACGCTCAACCTTATTCATATCCAAACGATAAGGTTCAAATCTCTATTCCTGGTTTCCAGACTGCTGACAATAAGATCACTCAGACGGGATCTAACATTTACAGATGGATCCTGAATAATAATCTTCCCATCAAGATTCCAACTAAACCAACTCTTGAGGCACAACTGTCTTCAGTTTCAAGTGATGTATCTGCTATTTTTGCAGACGATCAATACTATTATATCACATCATCTAGTTTTCCTTCATATGAAATCTTTAAAGAAGGTGTTCTAGATAATCAACCAATTAAAGATCAGAAACTTCTTCGTATTCTTAGAAAAGAAGCGATTAAGACTACTGAGAAGTATGCCACTCCAAAATCAGAAGTTGGACTTCTGCTTAATGGTGTTCGTCTATATGGATACAAAGACGAAGAAAGTGTCAGATATGGAAATTTAGAATCTGTATCTGTTGTAGAGCAAGGTTCAGGATATGCTAAACCACCATTTGTTCTAGTTGATGGTGTTCCTGATCTGGTACAAGCAAATCTATCAGGATCAGTTATTGAAAGTTATACTGTAACTTCACAAAAGGTATTTCCTGTTGTACCAACGATTGAGGTAACTTCTGGTAGAGGTGCTATTGTTCGTGCAGTTGTAACTGGTGATAAAGTAACCAGTTTGATTATCGATAATGCTGGTGAGTTCTATTCTTCTCCACCAACTGTAAGAATCACTGACAATAATGGTAAAGGTCGTTTTGCAGACTTTACTGCTATCGTTGATGTTGACGGAAGAATTACTGGATTTGAAAAGAATGCCGAAGGTGTATTCTACAATCAGAATACAGTGAGAGTTGATATCATTCCTGTTGGTTCTGGTGCAAAGGCACAAGTTGAACTAACAGAGTGGAACTTCAACAGATATGAGAAGTATAAGTCTGTAATGGACGACCAGAATGGTTATGTCTTTGAGAACTTCAATATTTCATATGAGTATGGTTACGGACAATTTGCAAATCCAAAGGCATTCAGATATGCCCTGAATGACAATATTACTGCTAACAACCAAGAGACTGGTAGTCTAACCCACTCACCAATTATTGGTTTTGCTTATGACGGCAATCCAATCTATGGTCCTTATGGATTTGAGGATCCACTAGATGCCACTACTGGTATTGCTCGTATGACATCCAGTTACGTTCTCAACGCTACCAGGCGTGGAGGACCTGGAACAAATCAATATCCTTTAGGTACATTCACAAATGATTACACCTATAGACACAAGAATGGTTCACTAGACGAAAACAATGGACGATTTTGCGTTACCCCCGATTTTCCAGAGGGAGTTTATGCTTATTTCACTACTATTAATAGCGATCAAGTACCGCAATTCCCATACATTTTAGGGAAGAACTTCTATTCACTACCAGTGGATAGTAATTACAATTCGAATATTAACCAGAACGACATTCCCAAAAAATCCAGAAGACTCAATGAATTGGGTATGCCTGGAAATGGCGAAGGTGTCATTGCAGAGATTGGTAGCGTAAAACCAGGCACAGTTGACAATGTAACTGTTGAGAGATCTGCAAACGTATTTTCTGTCAATTCAAAACTGTACTTTGACAATAAAGGCACAGATGGATTTCAGGCAGAAGCATTAGTTGAATCTGTCAAGGGACAACCTGTAGAATATATTGACAGTTATGAAAATAAGGTAGTCAAGTTAACTACTATTCAAAATGCTTATCTATTTGAAGATGATACTCTAAGACAACCATCTTCCAATGCATCTGGTGTTATTGTTGGTGAAGTCAGAAACGACAATCAAATTGTTCTAAAGGATGTTATTGGTACATTTGACAATACTGGAACATTTTCTGCTGACATCAAAACCTTCTTCATTCTACTCGACCAGAAGAGTTCATACACCAAAGGAGCAATCCTTAGTCTAACTGATGGTGTTAACCCAGCTGTAGCAAAGGGTGAAATTCTAAATGGAACCAGCAGTCAGAATACAGTAGAGATTAAAGTAACAGAGGGTGATTGGGTTCCCCTCAACCAGGGTAGAATTACAGCAACTTCTATTCTACCAAATAAACAATACAGAATTGTAGAACTTGGAGACACCAACTGGGATCAGATTGGTGCTGGACTACAGTTCCAAGTAGGACAAGAATTTACTTCTAATGCAAACGAACCAACTGGTGATGGTATTGCAGAAGAAATTGGTGGTGATTACTTCCTACAGTCTTCTGACTTCTTCAACACTTCTGGATCTAAACCAGTAGTCCTCACTTCACTTAGTGATAACTTAGAACCATTTGAGGTTAATCAAAGTGTTGCGTTGATTGAGACTTCAAATCCACATGGTCTAGGCATTGATGATAAAATCACAGTTGATATTAGACCAGATGATTCTATCAAGACAAAAGACTATTATGTTAGAAAGAGACTATATCAAAATGTAGTTCTCAAAACACCAGAATACGAATCAGAAATTTCTGACACTGGTATTGGAGCATTCCAAATTCTAAACGGTGGAGCAGATTATGCTCCTGACACATACGCTGATGTAGCACTAACTGGCGGATCTGGAACTGGTGCAACTGCAACTATCGTTGTCAAAAACAATGTTGTATCTGATTTGCAGGTCCAAGGAACTCACTCTGGATACCGCGATGGCGTTTACAATAATATTGTTATTTCTGGTGGTGACGGTGAGGGGTTGGTTGCATCATTTACAATTAATAATGGCGAAATTGTAGGTAATAAAGTTTATGTAAAAACACCTGGATACAATTACGTTGGAGGATCATTTGTCATCACTAATGATGACCTTCCAGACTACATTAAAGTGTTTGATAATGATGGATTGGTAACTAGCACAGGTTTAGAGATTGTTGCAACAGTATCTGCTACTGTTGCTACTGTTGATATTACCAACAAAGGAACTGGATACAGAAAAGGTGATTATCTTTCTGTCGATGATGAATCCCTTTTCAGATCATCTGCTTCTAGAAGCACTGCCAGACTTTCTATCTACGTCGATCACGTTGGGTTTGCAGAAGGAAAGAGAAACCTTGTACTAAAGAGCACCACTGGTCTTGCAATTGGTGATCTGATTAAAATTGGATCTGAGATTCTAGAAGTAACTTCTATTGATAGTCCAACAGAGGTTACTGTCAATCGTGGCATTGAAGGTTCTGAAGATACGAATCACTACGACGGTCAAGCAGTAACTTTATATAAAGCACAATATAACTTCCCAGAAAACTTCCAAGTTGGTGGACTATCAACATCAGGAAAAGTATTAACTTATGATAGAGACACTCAATCAGTAATCCTGGTTTACAATTATGGTATTGAGAGAAATACCGCTACTTCAGTTCAGAATAGCAGCACGTTCTTTGATGGCAGCACACCAGCAAGACTTGTAACTGTTTCTAGTATTGAATCTCCTAACTTTAAGTTTGAAATTTCTGAAGATAATATTGTATTCACTCCTAATCCAAATATTCAGATTCAGGAATTCTATCGTTACAAGTTCGATACTTCACACTCATCTCTAACTGGAACTTATTTCGACTTAAGTCCAAGTAGAGCATACAATCTTATCACAGAAGAGAAACTTGCATCCACCACTCTTCCTGGAAACGAAGGGGCATTTACTGAAGTTAAATTTGGTTTTGGTCCTAGGATTGCCGAGAACCAGTATGATACCAAGGTAGGAACTGATTTTACAACATTCTACTATTTTGATAAGAACGGTGTTGTAACGTCTGATGATGCATATCTAGAACTCATCACAGATCCTCTACAAGGCGAGAAGACTGTAATTTATGTAACACCTACAAGAATTGTATACAACGTCGATTCCAAACCTCTGTGGGATGGATCAGGGGTTATTACATACACATCAAAAGGTGCTTTCTCTATTGGAGAAATCAATACTATTAAGGTAACTAACCTTGGACTTAACTATAAGAAAGTTCCTGTAATTACTGGTGTAGATATCACCCCAACATACAAAGCAACTGCTGAAGTAGAGTATGACGAAAAAGTACAAGTTATCACTGGCATAACTGTAACTGAAGGTGGATCAAATTACACCAATCCAGTTGTTGTAATTACTGACGGAGACGGACAGGGTGCTAGATTCAAACCAAGTGTAACTAATGGTAAGATTTCTATTATTGCTGTAGAGAATGCAGGAAAAGGATACACATACAAACCAACAGTAGAGATCATTGAATCTGATACTGAGTTGTATGTTGATAGTAATACTATTGGTGTACCTCAGAGCATTAAGATTATTCGCAACGGTGGTGCCTTCCACTTAGATAAAACTGTAGCATCTAGTTTTACTTCTCATTTTACTGTTGCACTGAAGAGACCATCTTCAACGGAAACTATTGGTAGATTCCAAAAAGGAGAGGTTGTAACACAAACTAATTCAGCAGGAAGAGAAGTCTTCCGAGCAGTAGTTAGCGAATTTAAGGTTGGAACGAATTTACTGAAACTCAAGCAACTGCAAGGGATTGTAAGGAATAATTTCCCTATTGTCAGTGTCAGCAATCCAACGAATAGAGCTGCTGTAAAGGCAGTATACTCTAGTACACTAACTGAGAATATCACATCATCTTATGACAATGCTGGATTCTATAATTCTGCTAGAGGTAAAGTTAGTGACAGATCACAAAGAATAACTGATAGTTTCTTCTATCAGGATTATTCCTATGTTGTCAAGTCTAGAACTCCAATCGATCAGTGGAGAGACTTAATCAAGTCAACTACACACCCTGCTGGTTTTAAACTGTTCGGTCAGGTTGATATCGAGACTGATGCTAATACAAGAATGCCTGCCAAGATGCCTAGATCTGGCAAAGCTTCTATTATACAACTTTGGAACCCAGAAGTCAATACTATTACTAGTGACATTAAGCAAAGGGTTGTTACTCAGTCTATTCAGAAGATAGAAAATAATAGGGTCAGAAGAGGTCCTGGTGCCATCGCATCTTCAGAATTCAACTTCAATGAATTCAGAGCATATACTATTAGAGTATACAATCCAACTCCTGGATTCTATGATGATGTTCTTGATGATGGCAAACCATGGTATGCAAAGAATTCCTTTGATGGTGTTGATATTAATGATACTGCTTATACTGGAGCAAATATCAAAACCGTTGGTACGACTAGGTTCCAACTAAGAGATTCTTTTGATAATCCTTTTGTTCCTGCAAAAGTAAACAATATCTTTATTACCTTAGATGGAATCTTACAAGAACCAGGAGTAGCATATACAATTGATGGAAGTGATATTGTATTCGCACAAGCACCTCTTGGTGATAGTGAAAAACTGACTGGATCTAGACTTGGTGATGTAACAGAATACAACGGAATGCAATTCTATGGCAGATATTTTGCATTCAAGGATACCACATCAAATGACAGGTATCTAAGAAAAATCAGAAACATCTTCCAGCGTAACGGAAGGTGGTTGGATTCTGCTAATCAGATCGAAAGAAACCTTGACTTTATTATCTCAGAATCTATCGGTTACGGTAAAGAGATTCATCCAACACTAGACTGGAGTACCAAAGGGTCTAGTTATGAGTCAGATCTGAGAAATATTCTCAAGGCATACGAGCATGATCTAAGGTTTGGTGGTAATGTAAAGACTGTCGATTATCTATCATATTTTAACGAAGATAATAGTTACGATTATATTACTGATAATAAAGTACCTTCTCTTGACATCTTTAGATACGCCACCAATCTATCTAAACTGGCAATCAGGAACTGGGATATTGTAGTCAACAATGTCAACTTCATTCAAGGATCTAGAATCCTGACGATGGCAGACACCAACAACGTTGCTGTTGGTATGCTTATCAGTGCTGGTGGTGCTTTCCCAGAAGGCACTAGAATCTCATCTATTGACAGTGAGATTCAAATTACACTGACTAGAGCAGCACTCTCTAACTCTGGTGGAGGAGGTGGAGCTCCTGCGGGAACTACGACTTTTGATGGAACTACTGATGGTAATACCACTAGCCCAACTAGTACGGCAGCGGTAGAACCAGGAGATACATTTATTGTTGATGATGGAGATACCTTCAGTGTTCCTCCATCATTCTCTGGATCTGATACTGCAACATTCTACTTCAGTGGTATTAATACTGGTACTTTCTACGATGCTGCAAATCTAATTGCTGCAAACAAAGCATACTTGCAGGAAGAAGTCAGTGCTACTATCTACAACAACTACACTCTCCAGACAACCGTCGAAAAATGTGCTAGAGATCTAGGATATCTTATTGATGCAATTGTCTATCATCTTAAGTTTGGTGGTACAGAGCAAGTTGTAGAATTTGGAAGACTATATTATACGAATGCAGGATATCCTTATGGAGAAACTTTAACACATATTAATAGAAGTGTTGAAGAGACTGCCGCGGCCATTGCTGCATGGGATTTGCTAGTCGAGAAGATGACACTAGCAATGAGAAACAGTCTAGGTGCAGGAACTTATACCAACATTGCTCCTGTTATAGATCCAGACGTTGCTATTGATTCTCTCGTCCCAGCATGTGCTAATGTAGCGTCAGCACTGGGTTCTTACATTCAAATTGTCAAGGACATCCTTGCTTTCGGAACTGGATATGTTGATGCGACACCACAAAATCTAAACAGTGAAGGTAACTGGACTTCACTGAGAGTATACACAAATTATAACATCATTGAAGATCCTCTGCTTCCAGATAGTGAGTGTGCTGATGTCATTTCTTCAGTAGATTCTCTCTTTGCTAATGTTACTGATATTCTCAATGAAGAATCAGTTTCAAGGTCTCTTCCTGATTACGTTGACGGAGAAACCAAAGAGTTCGAACTCTATTGGGAAGATGGCACAGAAGTTAACTCTGAGGAAGATGAGGACTTCTTCATCACTATCAATGCCGTATTACAGCAACCCAAGTATAACGCAACTTACCCAGGTGGCGATGCATATTATATTGACAGAACTGTAATTCCTAACAAGATTGTATTTGATGTTGCTCCTATCTGGGATCAAGATTTTGGTGCCAAGAGTATTGGCGAACCAACTGCAGTTGAAAGAGTTGTAGGTCTTGGCGTTGGTAATTACAAGAGACTTACAATTGATTACAACTTAGTAGATGGTGTAAGATCTGGTCCATTCCTAATCTTGGATATGGAGGATCGCTCAGTCCAGAAGATCGACGAGAAAGAGTTCTTGTTTGTCTTTGTCGATGGTGTCCTACAGAGAGAAGGTTATAGTTACACCATTTCTGGTCCTAACATTTACTTTAATGTTCCAATCACGGAACAAAATGATGTTGACATGAGACTGCTTTATGGTAGAGATGTCGGTCAGATCCTTAATATCTACGACTATTCACCAAACACTTATTATATTCAAGGTGACATTACATTCACTCTCGATAAATCAACAACTTTTGCAACCGAGGCAATTAATAAACTTGCTAGGAATGATGATAATGTATCATATAGTTCTTGGATGCAAGACAAGAGATATGCAGGATATAGAGCGATTGGATCTAGATCCGATGGTTCAGCTTATGATGCTCCTATAGGAGATATTATTGATCCATATATCTTCAGCGAAGATGGCGATATTGTAACTATTAAAGCAAGATTTGTTGTTTCGCAATATCACGAACTTGTAACAAATCAATTATTTACAGGAAGATATAGACTACTACTAGCATCTATTGCTGATGCTTCAATTACCACAGAAATTGTTGTCAATCAAATTGACAGAACTATCACTACAGACGAGACAGGAAGAATTCGTCTTGCAGATAGAAATGGCAAGTGGAATGCTACCAAACTAGGTAGATCTTACAGAAAGACTTTCTTACCACTAAACAGTGGTGATACCATTAAAGTTGATGGTGAGTCTGCTTACAGGAAGATCTCTGCACTTCCTAGCATTGTAACCTCTAAGGATTACAGCAATTCTATTCCATCTAATAACTCCATCTTTGGTATTGTTGGTGTTGAAGCATACAACGGATCTACCGAGGGAACAGGTCTAAGTGTTGTTCCTATTATGGAGACGGTAGAGGACGAAGATGGAAACAAAGTTCTCACTGGTAGAATTGAAAGACTAGAGTGGAACCAGCGTAACTATAATCCTAACACACAACCTACAGCATATCAATACTATACACCACCAATCATTCAGTTTATTCCTGAAGATGGCAATGGTGGTGGCGCACAGGCAGAGGTTCTAACTCTTGGCGGTCACATCCTCAGTGTTGATTTAATCAATCCTGGTAGTGGATATACCTCTGCTCCTAAGACAGTAGTTGCAAGAGGATACGACATTTTAGTCGAAAGAGACATTGCTGTATCTCTAGTTACCATTGGTATTCAACCAAAATTAGATGCAGATCTCAGGACTATTACGTCCGAAATTTCTATTGCAAGTCTACCAGTTCCACTGGCATTTACTTCTTCTGCTATTATTGCAGATTCCCCAAGAGCAATCTTCAAGGCACTTACAGCAATCATTCAGGTAGAAGAAGACGGTAACTTCAAGGAAGGATTGGATGCTAGGGTAGTACAACCTCTCACTAAGTTTACTGATACTAAGAATAAGAAGGTTCAGACATATCTGGTTGATATGTTCTTGGGTCAGAACGAATATGTTTCTATTGCTTCTACCAGAACTCCTTTCGTCAAGTCTGTTTCTATCACTCAAACAGCAAGAAAACTTACCACACAGTCACAGAAGAGAATCTTCAACGATTCTCTAGGAAACTTCAACTACTATGAGACTGGTGCTTACCTAGATCTAGACATGACCGCAACAGATACTGTTGCATACATTGCTGATACTAGCAAGTTTGAGACGAACGGTTACCTAATGATTGGTGATGAGGTCGTCAGATACTACCGTAAACTCACTGATAGATTCTTAAGTCTACAGAGAGGCGTAGATGGCACTACACCCAAACCATGGTTGGCAGGAACATTCCTCAAGCAGATTCCTAAGAAAGTTGAAGTTGTTTCTGGTGGTGTTGCTGCTATTCAGTCTGTTGCATCTGTCAGAGTCAAGGAAATTGATTCTGAAGTTAAGTTCAACGAAGATAACGAATTTGCTAAGTGGTTTGAACCAGCACCAGTTAGTGTCGAGCAGAAAGCAACTCTCAATGAAAGAGTTATCACCGCTCAGATTCAATCAGTCCAAGCAATTGACTCTCTATCTTATGTCACTGCTAAGACTCAGCGTAAGACTGATATTGGTGCTAGAAAAGTCATCGGACTATTCTCTTCTCTACAGGCAGACAGAACAATCATTCGCGGTGAACTGCAGAGACAGGACATCTTCTTCCCTGCTCCTGTAGTAACTCAGACAGTTGTCACAGCTGCCGCTCATAAGGCAATCACAACAGAGGTTACTCTACTCAACGTATTCTCTGAATCTGTCACTGTCAAACCATACGCTTCGTTTGAGAAACTCGATAGTCTTGCATGGAAAGAGACTCTTATCGAGCAAGATATTAAGAAGGAAGCAGTTGTTCCCGACGTTAAGATCACCCAGATCTACGCTAAGGCAACTGTCAGACCTACTGTATCTTCTACTTCACAAATTAGTATCATTAGTGAAGCAATCAGTATTGCTCCTAAAGAGTCGTTCTCTGCTATTGAATCTCTTGCTTGGAATGAAACTCTTGTCAAGAGAGATATTAAGAAGGAAGCAATTCAGATTGTTGACTGGAAGGTCACTCAAACAATCGTTAAGGCGCAAGTTAGACCTTCTATTGTCTCCACCAATACAACATTCCTCACTAGGACTGAGGCAATCACAACACGTCCTTCTGAGACATTCGTCTCTATTGATAGTCTCACACATTATACACAACCTGATAGACTTGAGATTCAGAAGGCAGATATCAATCTATATGATTGGAGAGTCGAGCAGACAATCGTCAAGGCAACTCTCAGACCTTCTATTACGTCTACCAATAGAGTTGATATCATTAGTGAGGCTCTCAGCATCGCTCCTCAGGCATCTGAGGCAGCGTTTGGTGAAATGTATTACTACAAGCAACCAGACAGACTTGAGATTCAGAAAGCGGATATCAATCTGGTTGATTGGAAGGTTACACAGACAATCGTCAAGGCACAGGTCGCACCTACTGTTACATCTACTTCACAGATCTCTATTGTCAGTGATGCTCTTAGCATTGCTCCTAAGGATTCTATCGCTTCCTTCAACTCCCTCAGTGTTGGTGCAACTGAAGTCAAGGCGGACATCAAGAAAGATGCCGTACAGATTGTTGACTGGAAGATTGCCAAGACTATCATCAAGTCTCAGGTTAGACCTACCGTTCTTGCTACGGTACAGGCAAATATTGTTACTGAGTCTGGTGGTGCTGCTGGTGCGGGTGCAATCAACTCCGAAGCAAGGTTCGAATCTCTCACCCGCGACAACATTGAAATCAAAGTCGATATCAAGAAGTCTGCAGTTAGATTGGCAGATTGGAAAGTCTCCCATAAGCAGATTCGCTCCAGTCTTGCTCCAACAATCTCTTCTGTTTCCGCGTCTTCTATCGAAGCAGACGCAATCACAACCCGCCCACAAGAGTCTGGAATCTTCGCTGACTCTGTTGTCAGAACAACAGTCAATCATGTTGAAGAGTTACATCATATTAGCATTCAGCATGAAGTCGTACACAACGGTCCAACAGAACTACTCAGAATCCATCCTGGAACTGGTGTTGTTGATGGATTCGTCGAATCGATCTTCCTCAGCGACCCAGTTCCAACCAGAGATGGCGGTTCTGTAGATATCACTGACGATCATGATGTCCTACAGAGAGACGGAGATCTAATTGATGTTATCAACCAACTATTTGGTTCTAGTGGTTCTGGAGATTACCTAGGTAATTATACCACAGGTAATGCTGGACCTACCCTAAGAAACTGGAATTATGTTGGATATGACGATGGTTCCGCGAATGCATCTGGAGTTTCTATCGAAAGATTCTCCGCATTGTTCCCACAAATGACTCTTGCGGACTTCGAAGATCGTCCAAACTCCAGTTACACAATCAACGGTGACTACTTCAATCTCGCTAATCCATCTATTCAGAATGCAATTGCAATTACTTCACAGACTGGTCTCATCAGCGGAACAATTGCAGTTGATAACAGCGGAGACCCAGGTGCTGAACCTACTAAATACTTCCTGGATTCTGGTTACCTCTTTACAAGCGGAGGATCCATTATCCAATATACGAGCAAGACTGGAACAACCTTCGATGGATGTACTGTCTACAGTGGACCAACAACCATCTCCGCAGGTGATGAAATGATTAATATTGAGGTTGACTAAATAATCGTATAAATATAAATAACTTTGGCACAATAATCACAACGTCGGAAGAACAACCATGACTGCTATTATCTCTGATAAGTTTCGCATTTTTAATGCGAGCCAATTCCTAGAATCACTCCAAGAGAGTGATGCCGATCCCGCTGGCGACGGCTCTCGAATGTATTTCTTTGTGGGACGCCCACAAGGATGGTACGCATACTTAGAGATTCACTCTAAGCTCCAGAACAACTTTACAGTTGGCAGAGAAATCTTTGTAGGAACTGCCGCTGGTGATTATGCAAGTACCTCCTTCCGTGCCACTGTTGCAGGTATCTACGATAACGCTCTTCTTCTTACCGACGTATTTGGTGCAAGCGGAGTTAACTCTGCACCTGCCTTAGGTTCCGACATCAGAGAAACAGCAGACGGTGGTTCAACTATCTCCACTAGCGTAGGAGCACAAACTGGCGTTTATCGTTACGGCACCGAGGACAATCCTCCTGCTCCTCTGGATAACCAGACCGAAAAGCTTTCTCTCTATGATGAGATTATTGCTGCTAAGAAAATTGATTCCCAGCACGCAAGAACAGTAATCCGTCGTTACAACTGGAGCACCTCTGTCAACCCAAGATTTGACATGTGGAAGCCTAACTACTCTGCATCTGGCAACGGTCAGACAGGTATCTCTGGTGTATCTTCTTCATCTGTTACTTCAATTGCAGACGCTAAGTTCTATGTAATGAACTCTGACTACGAAGTATTCAAGTGTCTCTATAATGGTGAGACTCCTTCGAACCCAACTGGTGTTGATGTTCTAGAAGCAGAGCAACCCAGAACTACCGATGGTGCAAACTACGATGGTTCAACTGGTATCTGGTCCGCTCCAAGTGGCAACTACCTCTGGAAGCACATGTATACCATCCCAACCGATGATGTTATCAAGTTCCTTTCATCGGACTTCATGCCAATCGTTGAGTCAAGCAATCCTTCCAGAGTTTCTGTAGAAGGTCTAGCAGTTGACGGCGCTCTCGATGTAGTTCTAATCGAAGATGCTGGCGATGATCTTCCTGCATCCTCTACCCTCTACACCGAGGTTCAAGGTGATGGTTCAGGTGCTATCGTAAGATTTACCACCAGTGCTGCTGGTGCAATCACCTCTGCTGAAATGTTTGCTCGTGGTTCAGGTTACACCTATGGTAACGTTCTCCTAGAGCAAGGTTTCGTATTCACCAACTCTGGTCTATCTTCTACTGCTACCGTACCTAACACTGCTTACGGTTCACTCCAAGCAGTCATGCCTCCTCAAGGCGGTCATGGTTCAGACCACGAAGTAGAACTCAACGGTAAGCGCGTAATGACTAACATTCGCCTCACCTATGATGAGGGTTCAGGTGACTTCCCAGTTGACAACGACTTCCGTAGAATCGGTATTCTTAAGGATCCTCTTCAGTGGGGTTCAACTGCATTCCTAACTGCAGATACCGCTTCAGGTCTTAAGGCAGTCAAGGTCACTGGTGCAGACGCTGACTACATCGTTGACGAGAGAATCCAGCAGACCGTAACTGGTGGTACTGCATACGGAACAGTTGTTTCCTGGACTCTTGATAAGGACGGCAACGGCAATGACATTGCTGGCGAAGGCGTTCTTAAGTACATCCAAACTGTAGAAGCTCACCTAGATTCAGGTGTTGTAAGAGCATTCGAATCTTCTGCTAACGCAATCACTGGTGACACATCTGCTGCTTCAGGTGATGTTGAGACTGGACTTGCTAACGGAACTGAACTCCTAGGTAAGACATTCAACTCAGGTCTTGCTGCTCCTGAGATCGAGAACAACTCAGGTGACGTAATCTACGTTGAGAACCGTCGTCTAATCACTCGTGCTCCCGACCAGATTGAAGACATCAAACTCGTTATCGAGTTCTGATCTAAAACTCAGATTATTAAGTCCCTCGCGAAAGCGGGGGATTTTTTTTATCTCTACTAAATACTAGGGACAAGATGCTAGTATTTGGCGGAGTACAATGCCACAAAAGACTAACCTTAATGTAAATCCTTATTACGAGGACTTCGACGCAAATAAGAATTTTTATAAGATTCTATTCCGTCCTGGATACTCTATTCAAGGTAGAGAACTTTCTCAGATTCAATCTCTGCTTCAGAACCAGATTGAGTCCTTTGGTAGATATGCATTTAAGCAGGGAGAATTGGTTATTCCTGGTGAGGTAGGTCTTAATACAAAATTAGATTATGTAAAATTATCTTCTGTATCTGAAGTAGCAGTTTCAGAGGGTGATGATATCGTATACAAAAAGTATGATATCACTCAATTAAAAGGATTACAGGTTCGTGGACTAACATCTGGTGTTATCGGTAACGTACTAGCAACAAATCTGGCAACAGAAACTTCCGCTGATACACTTTATGTTAACTATGTTAACAGTGGCAACTCCAACGCTGAGTCTACTTTTAGACAAGGTGAGACTCTAGAAGTCATCGATGGTGTCAATACACCACTAATGGTTGTAGGAACAGATGGTAGTGTTCTACCAACTAGTATCGAAGTCATAGATCCTGACACCAAAGATGTAGTTAATGTCAGTAGCCCCGCTATGGGATTTGCTTCTGGTGTTAAAGTAGAAGAAGGCATCTATTTTGTCAATGGATTCTTTGTCCGTAATGATGAAGATCTCCTCGTTATCGACGAATACTACGACAAACCGTCCGCAAAAGTTGGATTTACAATCAAAGAAGAGATTGTAACACCAGAAGAAGATTCTTCTCTATATGATAATGCTATCGGTAGTTCAAACTACACAGCACCTGGAGCGCATAGATTAAAGATTTCTCTTCAATTAAAAGAGTTTGCTCTAGATGCAATCACGGATAAAAACTTTATCCAGTTGATTACTGTAAAGAGAGGAAGTATTCTAAGAAAAGTAACTGCTGCTGATTATAGCATCATCGAGCAGACACTTGCAAGAAGAACATATGATGAAAGTGGTGACTATGTTGTTGACAACTTCACTGTAGATGTACGAGACTACATCCAGCAAGATGGCAACAATGGCATTTACGCTGCTGATGAATTTGGTCTTTACAATGGACTAGAGTCTACTGATGCATCTAGAAAGATGATCGCTAGCGTTGGTCCTGGTAAAGCATATATCAGAGGTTTCGAAATTGTAAACAAAGAGACTAAGTATCTCGAAGTTAATAAGGCAAGAGAAAGTCTTAGCACTGATAACGTAACACTTAAGACAAAAGGTCTTCCAACTTATACTATTACCAATGTTTTTGGTAGTGTTCCATTAAACCAAGAAGGATCGGAACTAACCGCATATCCAACAGTTTATCTGTCATCAGTGTATAATGATGGATACATTGGTACTAATGGAAACGAGGAAGACGGAAATTACAGAACCTCAGTAGCACGTAGAGGTAGTTTTGTAGATCCAAATAAAGCGATTAAAACTTTAACGATCAAAACTGTCAACGACAATCTACCTATTGCAGGTGTTGTTCCATCCGATCTTACAAATCCAGCGAGTGCAAACTACTTTGCAAAACTCTGGTATGTAAGAAGTAGAGCAGGAACTAACGTTGTTGACTATGTTGATGTTGTATCTTTTACAAAGGTATTCAAACCAGCGTTGAATGATAACCTCGATGATCTCTCAGCTCAATATCTAGAAGTTACTGTCATCGGTAACAAGGCAGACTTGGAAAGAACATTCCTTGAGTATGACGAGAGTTCAGGTGAAAAGTATAGAAAAGTATTCTTAACTCAAGCAGATGCCCTAGGCGACGAGAAGGAAGATAGTGGTTCTGTTACTTATGGTAGAGTTGTCGATTATAGTAATACTATCACTCCAGTAATTGGTACAGTAAAACCAAGCAACTTCTACCTCAAAAATAGAGGAACTGGATTCAATAGTGATTTAGATAAGATTATTTCACAGGGCAATCTTGCTGATGGATCTAAAGCATACAATGCAATCTTTGGAGTGTCATACTTTGACCCACAGTTCTTTACACAGATTACATTAGAAACAGAACCAGCAGATGGATCTTATGGTATTGGTAAGTATATCTTTGGATTGACTAGTGGTGCATATGGCGTTATCGAAGGTCCAGCAGCAGGTAACTATTCATTTGGAAGAAGACTATTTGTTAAAACAATCTCAGGAAGATTCTTCCCAGGAGAAACACTAAAAGATGAGGATGGCGTTCTAACAAAGATTGCTACAGAAGGTACTATTTCTCACTTCATTGTTAGTGAAAGAGGTGCTGGATACAGCGATCCCAAACTAAGAATTGATGGTGTTGAGTTTGATGAGACCCAAATTACTTTCGGTCAGGTAGGAGAGTCCATTTATAGAATTGATATTCTTGATCGCTCAGCAGTAAGCACAGTATACACAAAACCACCTCTAGTAGTTCCAACTTCATCTGGAACTATCACGACTGCATGTGTTCTGGATACTGTACTACACAAGAATACTGTTGTCACTTACACTCCAAATAATGTAAAATCACTTGGTGCTAATTATGGATCTGGTGGTGTTAATAACTTCACTGCAGATGTTCTAATTGATGATAGAGAATATGGTGAACTATATGATGTCACTGCATTCACATTCTTTGGTAAGATGGGATCGAAGTTCCTAGAGTCTACCAGTTTCAGTGCAAATGCAGCTTCTATTCTACAGCAAGGTGATCTGATTCAATTCTCAGATTCCGAAAATAATGTAGTTAGAGCAATCGTTCAATATGCTACAGAACAGAAAGGATCTGCCAAGTCAAGAATCTACATTGACGAAACACTATATCGTGACGTTGATGCAACCAGTGTTGTAAGATTCCGTCCTAAACTAGGAAATCCAAACGGAGGAACATTACTATTCCCAACTGGTAGTAGGTCGATCTCTAAGATTGTAAATAGTCCAGAAGATACAAAGATTGTATACAACTTCAGAAGAGATTTTGTAACATCTGGTTCTGCTGGTGGTGGTCTTATTACATTTGCAGCACAGTTACCATTCGGTACGCAGAGATTTACTGCTTTCAATGAGAACAACTACATTGTAACTGTTCTTAAACAGAATGATGCAGACCTAGTTTCAGAAGGTGATATCGTATACATCGATCCCGATCTAGTTGAGATTAGATCTTCTACAGATACTTCCAGTGGATTGACTTCTGGTAGCATTTCATTCAATCTACCAACAAATTATTTCAACTCAGGAGCACTAACAGAAGAAGAGTTGCAAACATATACAGCTCCTATTCTTAAGTTGACTGCAACTATTGAAGTCACTAATGCAAAACCAAGACTCAAAACTGCAGTAAGAAATAAGAGAATTGTTGTAGATTCTGCTGGTGATAGAGTAATCCCATTCAGAGGAACTGACTACGATAGTGATGCAGTAGAAATTCTATCATATTCTGATGCATTTAGACTACTGTATGTCTACGAAGGAACTACAACTGCTCCACCAGAGATTGATAGCGCAGGTAATCTAGTTTCTGGTTCCGATATTACCAGCAGATTTACATTTGATAACGGTCAAAGAGATACTCTATATGACGTTTCTAGAATTAATCTAAAACCAGGAGCAGAATCTCCTGCAGGTCAGATCGTCATTGCATTTGATTACTTCGAGCATTCACAAGGTGATTTCTGTACTATTGATTCATATCTACATGAAGCAGGTGTTTTAGAAGGAGAAATTCCAACATTTGAATCATCAGTTCTCGGTACAGTAGAATTGAAAAACCTTATTGACTTTAGACCTAAAGTTAATAGTCAAACCATTCTTGCTGGTTTCCAAGATACTGCATCTCTGGAAGTAACTTCAAGTAACTTCTCTGGTATTGGTTCTGTATTTGCTGCTACACCAGCACCAGATACTACCCTTGAATATACGTTTAAGTTTAGTCAGAAGCAGTACCTAGATCGTATGGATGGTATTTTCCTCAATAAGAACGGGGAGTTTATCGTCAAGGAAGGAAACTCTTCACTCAATCCATCAAAACCAGATCCTGTCAAGGATGCAGTTCCTCTCTTCTATCTCTACATTCCTGCTTTTACAAAGACAACAAAGGATGTAAGAATTACTCCAGTTGACAACCGTCGTTACACGATGCGTGACATCGGTAAACTAGAGAAGCGTATTGAGCGTCTTGAGTATTATACCACTCTAAGCATCCTAGAGCAACAAGCTCTCAACATGCAAGTTAAAGATGAAATCGGTCTAGACAGATTTAAGTCTGGATTCTTTGTTGATAACTTCGAAACTCATGGTGTTGGTGCTCTAACTTCTCAGGATTATCTCTGCTCGATTGACAGCAGACAGTCAGTCCTAAGACCACAGTCTAAAGAAGATTCTGTTAAGTTGGTAGAAGTCAATACCAGAGAAGACCAGAGAGTAGTATCTGGTTATACAAATACAAATGGAATTGTAACTCTACCTTATAGCGAACTTTCATTGCTGGGTAACGATTTCGCTTCTAAGACTATCAATCCAAATCCTTTTGTAGTCGTCCAATATGTTGGTGATGGAGATATTTCTCCTGCTATCGATCAATGGTACGATCAGACAGTTGCTCCACTGGTTGTAGATACCAATACTAGTATCTACAATATTTTCCTAGCAAAAGATGATGTCAAGGAGAGTTTCTCAAGTCTATACAATTCATTTATTGTAAACTGGGTTGGAACAGCACCTTCTTTCACTGCAATTAATTCTCTTGGAGAACTAAACAGCAGCAGTTCTTCTGCAGAAGTTCAGGCAGCATCAGTAGGAAGTTCTTCTAACATTGCACCACAGAACAATGAACTTGCTAAGGGAGTTCAAAGTAAGTCTGTTGGAGAAAACTCTGTTGGAACAGCACTTCAATTCTTTGCTAGATCACAAGAGGTTAAGTTTGTAATTAGAAGACTAAAACCAAATACCAAGATCAATGTATTCCTAGAAGGCAGAAATATCAACCGTTGGGTTAATCCCGATCTGAGGTATAGTGGTATTGCTGGCAACTCACTATCAGCATTTAATGGTGAGGTTGTAACAGATTCAAATGGTAATGCTAGTGGTATTATTCTGATCCCTGGTGGTAAACCACCTGCTAAAAATGCTACATGGAGTGGTGATGTATCAACCCTAGATTATGATGAATCATCAGAAGAAATCCGATTTACTACTGGAGTTCTAACACTCAGATTTACATCGAGTGATGTTGATGCCGACAAGTCTACTGTAGATACATACGCAGAAGTCAAGTATTATGCAACAGGTATTCTACCAGAAAATCCTGTCAGCATTATTTCAACAAAACCATCATACTTTAAGTCTAACGAAGGCGTTCAGTTTGTTGATAGCAACACTGATAATCCAATTAGACCTAACCCATTAGCACAAACTTTCAAAGTCGAGAACTATGATGGTGGTGTGTTTGTTACTGGTGTAGATCTATACTTCAATAAGAAGAGTTCTTCTATTCCAATCAAGACTTATATTACTAACGTAGACTTTGAGAAACCAGGCAAAAACATTGTTCCAGGAACTGAAAGAGTTCTTACTCCAGAAACATATCTGAAAGTATATGCTAATGGCAATGTCTTAGTTACAAAAGGAGAATATGTTGTTGGAAACAGTTCTGCTGCTTCTGGTCCAATCTTAAAGATTGTTGATAAGAATGGTGTTGATTTAGTACCGTCTTCCAATGGTATCTTCTCTCTCACTAACGAACAAGTTTATACTCTAGTCCTAGAAAATCATAACGGTCGTTCATTCTTGCCAAACGAGCAACTTACTATCCCATCAGTAACTCTTGCTAATGACACAGGTGGTACTAATCTAGTTCTTACAATTGCTAAGGACAGTGGAAAACTATCCGAGATTAGAATTCTAAACCCAGGTCAAAACTATGATAGTGCGGTATTTACCATCGAGAGTCCTCAACTTCCTGGTGGATCTGTTGCAACAGCAACAGTAAATGTATCGGGCGGTAAGATCTACAACACCGAAGTTTCTATTCCTGGTTTTGGATACACCGAAGCACCTGCTGTTGTTATCAGAGGCATCGGTAATGGCGCTGGAGGGTGCGAAGTAGAGACATTGATTGATATTGATACTCCCGCAGTTACAATGGGTGTAGCAAGCGATTTCGTTGGTCTCACAGAGTCCACTACTCCAACCAACTTCAAGTTTGATTATCCTGTATATCTTGCTAATGATACTGAGTATGCTCTGGTAGTCGAGACCGACTCAAATGAGTATATGATGTGGGCTTCTAGACTAGGTGAAACAGATCTGTCTACCAGTACAGTTATCACCACTCAACCATCTTTGGGTTCTGTTTATAAGTCACAGAATACTGAAAGTTGGACTGAAGATAACTTTGAAGATATTAAGTTCACTCTATACAGAGCAGAATTTGATATCAGCAGACCTTCGGAACTACTAATCAAGAACGAGTCTCTTGGATTTGAACCACTGTCAGTAGACTCTATTGAAACCAATGCTACTGCATCTTCTATTGCTACTTCAACTCTGTTTAAGAATAATAACAGAGTTCTCAAAGTACATCATAGAGATAATGGATATGAGGGAATGGGACATTCATATGTCTTCTTCCGTGGAAGTGAAAGTGTCGGTGGCGTAACATCTGAGGTGCTTAACACTAACTTGTATCAAGTTACCAACTCTGGTATCGATAATTATACTATTGCATCTCCACTGTCTGCATCTAAGACAGCAGTTGGCGGAGGATCAAACATGTACGCTACTTACAATAGAAAGTACGAAGTTCTATATCCACAAGTACAATACCTAACCGTAACTGGCACCACACTCAATACCGAAGTAAAAACAACTAATGTTGTACCTGTTGATTCTTCAACAACTAACTATACTTCATATTCACAAACCGAGTTTGAGAGAACATTCCTCAACGAACCACATTACTTTGATAACCAGAAGTTTATTGCTTCTGATATCAATGAAACTCTTAACAACATTGATAGGTCATTAACCTATAAGATGGCGTTAAGTTCAGATCGTTCATATCTGTCGCCAGTTGTTGATCTTTCATCCTGTACTGTTAAGACTGTAAGTAACAGAATTGAAAATGCAGAAGGTCAAGAAGACAGATATGGTAGAAGAGATCAGGTTCTAGAATTCTATCCAGTATATAAGTTCACTGTTGCCATCACAACCCCAGAAGGTCAAGAGACCCCAAGCATCTTCAACAACCAGAGTGTCAAGGGTTCTACTTCTCAAGCGACAGGATCTGTCGCTAAGGTGGAAGGTAATAACGTTTGGATCAAGGTAAGAACTAAGCAAGGATTTGCTCTAAATGAACCTCTAGAGTTTACTCAGTTTACAAACAATACTGACTTCACTGGATCATGTGCGGTTGGTTCTATCCCACTTCTAGTAACACCTATCATCAATAGTTCTACACAATCACCAGCAGGTGAAGATATTACTATTACTGCTAGAAATCCAGTTGAATCTAAGATCACTGAAACATATGATAATAAGATTACTGGAAGATCTATCATCTGGAATAGAGCAGAAAGAAAACTGACTCTAAGAGTTGACGCACAACCAATCAATGACGACTATAATGCTAAGATTGTTGATGCGAATCTATACACCAGAAACAATATCATTGCAGATCAGCAACCTGATATTTTCCGCGTAGGAGATATTATCTCATATGCGACTCAACCTGAGGATGAAGCATTCTTGGTAGAGGTTTCTAGAGTATCATATACCGATGGTATTGACTTTGTTTCTGAAGATTCTACAAAGAATAGTTCTTCTGTTGCTAAGTATGTAACTAAGGAAGTTTACATTGCAAGTCCTGCTACTGCAATTAACGTACACATCCTAGCAAATACTACAGATATTTCCAATATCGAAGTTCTTTATAAGTACAAGAGAGCATCTAGTCAAGAGAACTTTGGGGATTCTGAATGGTTCTACTTCAATGAGTCTGGTGAACCAGATAACTTTGAAATTGCTACAGCAGACAATAGCATTTCTAGTATTGTCGAGAAGCAATCATCATACCAAGATCTTAAGTATAGCGTAGAGAATTTACCAGAATTCTCATCCTTTGCTATTAAGATTGTTATGAAGGGTGTAGATCCAGCATACATTCCTAAGATTCAAGATATCAGAGCAGTCGCTGCATTCTAATTCCGCGTATGGATTATATCAAAGTCTCAGGGCACAATGGTCTCGTAAGAGACCAAAACACTGGTGCCATCATTAATTTGGACGAATCTGCCATTGAAGCGAGACGTAAATCAAAATCACTAACTTCCGCGTTGGAAGACATAAATATGTTGAAGAACGAAGTTTCTGAAATCAAGTCTTTACTGCGAGAGTTAATCGAAAATGCCAGCAATCAACGTCGCTAGAACTGATACCTTCGAGCAGCAGAGGGTAAAGATTAATGAAATCTCAGACCAGATCTTTAGTATCAACGCAGGTGGTAGTGACCTACAAACAGGTATCCTAAAACTTGGTGATGGATCAGTTGACAATCCAGCTCTGTCGTTTACTTCGGATAATCAACTAGGATTTTATAGAGTAGATAATAGCGTTTTAGGATTTGTTGCTGCAGGCAAGAAACTTACTAATCTTTCACCAGAAGCGTTTGTTTCATTTAAAGATATCATCACCCAAAAGAACGTTGTTGGGGAACTTGTTATTACAAGTCCTGGTCTTAACTATGACCCAGGAAATTATAGCAATATTCCAATTACTGGTGGTATTGGTAATAACTTAACTGCAAATATTACTGTCAGTGAGTATAATGGAAATATCACATCTGAAGGTTCTGGTTATGACTTTGGTACTTATAACGACCAGTATCTAGAGGGTGGTAGTGGCACTGGAGCAGTCTGCTCTTTCACTGTAAAGGGTGTTGATGGTGCTATTACTGACGGTGGTAGCGGATATTATCCAGGAACATACACTAACGTTCCTTTCACAAATATTTCTAGTAGTGGTAGCGGAGAAACGGCTACGGTTACTGTAACTGGTGAAGTTAATTATAATGGATCTATCACTAATGCTGGTAGCGGATACTCTGAAGGAATTAATAATGGAGTAGCATTCTTCAACTCCCCACAGCAAACTTTTGTAGTAACTACTGTTTCAAATCCTGGTAGTCCACCTCCAGCAAATGTTTATCAAATTGATGGTACTACTCAACAGGCATTAACTCTCACAGCTGGAAACACATATAGATTTAATATTTCGGATTCTTCAAACGACGGTCATCCTTTAATCTTTAGAAACACAAATGATACTGCTCTTGATCCAGGATCATTCCTAACCCAAAATGGAACTGGATTCATTGATCTTATCATCAAACCAGGAGCTCCTATTGGAGATATCAAATATGATTGCTCCGCTCATGCTGGCATGGGTGCAACTATCACAGTTCAAACTGGTACAGTAGGAGAGCATGGCAATGGACTACTTTGTGATGCTACTGTAGATTCAAATGGTAATGTAACTACCATCAATGTTATAAACATTGGTGAAGATTACAACCCAAATGATGTTCTAGAATTGAATCTTCCAAATGGAACTGGATTTGAATATACTTTGGGTGCTACAACAACGTACACTGGTGTTGTTACATCGGTAGATACAAACGAAAATGGTATTGGATATCTACAAAATGATGTCCTATCTATCGACCAAGCAGACTTAGGAAACGTAGGTGGCAGTGGGTTTGAGTTTACTGTTACCACTATTCCTGGTATTGTAAGTGAATTCAGTTTCAGTATTCAAGGAACTGGATATCAACCTGGGGATACACTAATTCTACCAGACGAAACTACTGGAGTTCAAGGTACTGTATTTGGTAATATTACAGTTGAAACAACTCTAACTGAAGGTAGTACAACTGCTACAGTTGCAAGCACAGCTCAACTTATTGATGGAATGGAAATCCAAGGATCTACTAGCGTAGATCCAGGAACGACTATTACCGTCGTGAATGCTACAACTATCACGTTGTCAAACGCTGCTACTACATCTGAATCAAACACTCCTATTGAATATTCTACATCCCAAGGTGCGGATCAAATTCAAGTAACTGACACTACTGGTCTTTTCCCAGGAATGTCAGTGACACAAACTGGTGGTAATGCAGATTTGTTTGGTGGAGCTACAATTACTGAGATTGATTATGCTACAAATACACTAACAATGTCCGATGATAGCAATGAGCCAGGCTCTGCTACTATGACATTTACACCTGAATATGGTGCAAACCCAACAACAGACTTTACATATGTTGTAAATGATCTCGGACCTATTACTGGACTTGCTATTAACAATCCTGGTAATGGATACGAACAGTTTGATGTACTTTCAGTTAATCCAACTAATCTGGTAAGTCCAACAACATACATGGTAAGAGTTGTTGATATTCAAAAACTCACATTTACTACTGCAATCACTTCAGGAACGTTCTCAGTTGGAGACAGACTTACTCTAGACGGTGATAATATTTTCGAAGTTGTTCTCGTAAAAGAATCTGGAGGTACTTTCGATTATATCGTACTAGAAGGATCTAATTTTAGTACAGATGGCGGACAAGAAATTACCAGAGTAACTGATAATTCTACCTTTATTACAGATACGGTAGTAGAATCTCATAGATTTGTTATCAACAATCAATTTGAACCATCGATCACTTTAGATGCTGGTAGTTCATATGTATTTGATACTTCAGATAGTACCAACCAAAGCCACGAATTTGCTCTCAGCAAATACCCAGATGGTCCATATAGTCCCAGTAGAGTAACAAAGATTGTAAATATCACTACTGGATCAAATCAAGTTACCGTTGATGATACGTCTTCTATTGCAGAAGGCATGGTGATTACCGTGCTTGGAGGACAAGGAGTTGTCAATGGCACTACTGTTACTTCTATTGTAGATGGAACTACATTAGAGATTAGTCAAAACGCTCTTGTAACTGGAGAAACACAACTAGAATTCCGTGGTGTTGAATATACAGATGGAGTGACTAGAGATTCTAATTTTGTAACTATAAATGTTACTTCATCGACTCCAAATCCCCTCTATTACTACTGTCGTTCGGAGTCAGAGCATGAAAACATGGGTGGATTCGATGGTGATGAAGTAGCAATTACAGTAAATCAGGGTGCCACTAGAACTTATGGTTCTGGTGCTACATTTGTTGCTGCTACTATCAACACAGAAGATTCTATCTATGCTGATGTAGAGACTGGCACGATTACACTATCTATTCTTAATGCAACAGAAATTAATAGCACCGATTACACTGGAACTAATTTAGTTACATCTCCTTTTGTTGAGGGTAGCACTTATGTTAAAACTCCACAAGTAAGAGATTCTGGTGATGGACTTAGCATTCAAACTATCAACGCTAATTTTACTGGTAACATTAATGTTACCGACAAGGCAGTTATTACTGGTTCTACAGGTAATATTCTGTCACAAGGTGAGATCAAAGTCATCGATAGATTCAATTCTAACGATAGACTTCAAATCAAAAATAACATCATCTCAACAACGTCGAATGATAACGTAGTCGTTCAACCATACTCAGATAGACTTCTTAAAGTTGACGCTTCAACTGGATTTGTAGTTCCAAAAGGAACTGATAGTCAGAGACCTACTCTGTATGCAGAAAATGGAGCGATCAGATTTAATACTGATTCAAACCAGTATGAAGGTTATAGTGATATTTCTGGATCTGGTGTATGGTCTTCTCTTGGTGGTGTAAGAGACCTAGATGGCAATACTTACATTAAAGCAGAAGCATCTCCTGGTGCTAATGATAACACACTGTATTATTACAACGATGATATTCTAGCATTTAGAAATACAAAGGACAATGTAATTCTTGATGGTGCTAAAACGATTCAATCGTCAAACACTGTAGGTGTTAGTTACAGCAACTGGGTTGCAAACCTAGCAGTATTTACTGGCAACTACTTAAGATACAGAAACAATGTATATGAAGTAGTTCTATCTGGTACTACTGGAACCAGCGGTAACCCACCAGTTGATGTGTCTGGTGATGATTTTACTAACGGTGATGCAACTCTAAAATGGATTCAACTTGCTGTAGGTGAAATTGTAATCGATGAAGTATCTCAAGTAAGAATTGGTCCATTTGGTGATATTCCTGTTGTTATTGGTGGTGATCTCAGACTCAAAAATAATGTCATCAGCACAGACATTAATGATGTAGTAATTCAACCACTTGCTGGCAAGAAAGTTAAAATTGATGCAACAACTAGTATTGCAGTTCCTGTTGGTGACGTAAACCAAAGAGGTAGTGCAATCCAAGGTTCCTTGAGATTCAATACATCTGCAAGTCAGTTTGAAGGATACGATGGAGCTAACTGGGGTTCTCTTGGTGGCGTAAAAGACGTAGACCAGGATACTCAAATCAAAGCAGAGTCTTCTGCTGGTTCTGATGAAGATACATTGACCTTCTTCAATGAGGGTATTCTAACATTAACTCTAAACAAAAATCAACTATCATTCGAAAATATTGATGTTGTAAGATCCGTAGTTAGTGATGAATTTGAACTAACAGCATCACTGCTAACTCTAGATAATGCTGCAACAACATTAGACAACACCACAGCAGATACAACTTTCTTACACACATCTAAGCAGTATTTCAAGATTGGTCTTTCTGGTGGTATTAATGTAGATCCAGTTCTAACACTGTCTAATGATGGTGATCTGTTCTATAATACTTCCTTTGGAACAGGAACTCCATCCAACATTAAGTTGTTTGATGCAGACCTGAAGACATTTGAAACTACTGATCTCAGAGTTAAGACTGAAGATGCTGTTCTCACCAAAGGAACTGTTGATACTGCAGTATTCAATATTTACGAAACTGCTTCAAATAAAGGAGCAAAAATTGTATTGATCGCAGAGAATACAAATGACAATGAAAAAGAGTTCATTGAATTTGGTGTTACAGATGATGGCGCAGATGTATTCTTTACTGAATACGGTAACATCCAGACCAACGGAGCACTATTTACTCCAGTGTTCGAACTCACGGCTGGGGTGGTGAGACTAAATATCACAGTAGGGGCTACTGTAGGAAACACACAGACTGTAAACCTAACCATTGTTTCACACATTACTAAGAAATAAACATGGCAACAACTAGAGATAAGTTTGATTCTGTGGGTGGATTTTCCATCGGAAAAACCACGGTAGTTGATGAATTGAGAAATGCCAAAGATTTAAACTCTTTGGAAATTAAGAACTCTCATTTCACGGATAGTTACATTCACAGATTTATCTTAAGAGGTGCTGGTACTGCTATTTTGTCTATTGACAATGTAGGATCACAAATTCCTCTTACAAACAACACCCTGAGTTTTATTACAGGAACTGTTGTGGGTGCAGATCCACTTGGTAATGTGTACTCTTTGAAGATGGAAACTGCTGTTCTATGTACGGCAGCGGGTGCAACAACAGTATTATCTACGATGACAACTGTTATCAAAGATGATGTTCCAGAAGGTCAAAATTGGGATATTTCTCCACTATCATCAGTAAATCAGTTTAGTTACACGACAAATATTGCAGGTACTACAAACCAAATTAAGTGGGTTGCTGCAACGGAAGTCGTAAGCATCGAGTGGGCTTGATGCTAAATATAACAGAGGAAATAACGGCGGGAGCTAGGCAAGCACCATGAGTTTTAATATCAATTCCGATAAAGAAAGAATTAGAGGCGTTGCTCCTCAATTAATCGGGGATAATGAACTAGCAATTAGAGGTGGTACTGGTTCTAGTGAACGAGAGATTCTAAGAACTCTACTAGACGATACCACTGGATTGCCTCGTGTTGGTATTAACAGAACGGGACAGCGAGTTAATAATATCACCATTACTGCTGGCGGTTCTGGTTATACCATTGCTCCTGCAGTTTCTATTGCTCCTCCTCCAGGTGGTGGTGTTAGAGCTCTTGCTACTGCTTTTATCTTCAACGGGCAAGTAGTCAACGTTGCTATTAACGAGCCTGGTAGTGGTTATACAGAACCGCCAGAAATCACTTTTACAAGTGATAACGGATTTGGTGCTGCTGCTGACGCTTTCCTTGATACTGTTGACTTCGAACTTGATATCAACGGTGCTATTAGAACATCAACGTCTATCATTTCAGACACGGCGAGAGTTCTAAACCTAGACATTGACAACTTTGTTACCCCTGACCTAGTTCTCAGAGGTCCAAACCTTAAGACTTATGTTAACAACACTGGAACCATTTGGGATTCCAATATTATCCTGCAGGAAAATTCCTACAGATACTTCGGTGCTAATGTTTATCAAGCACTGAATACAGGACAGACTGGAAGTGATGCTCCTACACATACTGATGGTATTGAACTTAATGGAGAAGTTCAGTTTAAGCATATTGGTTTCCGTGTAGAAGACGAAAATGCATTTGCTTACAATAATACTGGAGAAGCAGGCGTATACCCACGTTCTATCACACCACTATTGGGAGATAGATCAGACAAGATTGCTACTACAGAATACGTCCTTAACCTAGCAACGAATGACGTTGGTGGTCGTATTTACGTTTCACAGCAGATTGGTAACGATGAGAATGACGGTCGTTCTGCTGTAAACCCAGTTAGAACTATCAAGAAAGCATGTCAGTTGGCATGGACTACTCCTGGTGTTAAAGAAACAATTATCGTTTCTGGTGGTGATTACGTAGAAGATAACCCAATCTCTATTCCACCTGACGCATCAATTGTTGGTGACAACCTTCGTCTGGTAATTATTAGACCAGCGAATCCCAACAAACACATCATGAAGTTCGGTGATAAGAACTATATCATTGGTGTTACGTATCGAGATCAGATTGACTCTGTTGGAGATGCAGTCGCCACTTGGGACTTTGCTATGGTCTTTGACGATAAGCAAAGACTTCTAGTAGACTCCCAAGTAAACGGAGACTTTGGTACTTTCTTCCCAGTCGGACATCAGATCTTTGGACCAGATCAATTCCGTGTTGACTTCCAAGAAAACACGGGTGGTTCGAACCTACAAGCAGGTCTAGAGGTTGTTGGTTTAAACACTGGTTCGCGAGCAACTATTATTGATGTTAACTTTGATACTACCTCTGGAGCAGATGCATATCTGACTGGTACTATCGACGTTACATTGAATAGTGGTTCTTTCCTAGAGGGTGAGAGTTACAGATATATCATTACTGGTACAAAGGGCAATGCAATTTCCCTCAATATCACACAAACTGCTGGCGAAAATATCTTCCGTACAACGGATGATCCCGATGCTCTCATTCCACCAGGAACTTACATTCACCTAGATGATACCAATGATACAAACTTCACAGAAGGTTTCTATGAAGTTGCTGGAATCAACGATGATAATTCACCAACATATTGGGATATCACTGTTGTACCTATCTTAGGATCTCCTAGTTGGGATACTGAAGTAGCAGCATCGATTGATATTTCAGAAGCATCAATCGTACAAAACCAAATTGATACCACTGCACTGAAATCAATTAGAGCAGAAGGTGAGGTTGTTTCTGTTGATGATAACTATAGTGCTCCTCTACCTATTCAGCGTATTGATTTTACCCTACAAGGCGATCCAAGTATTGCTACAGGTGGTTTCCAAAACGCTCAGTTTGGTGATGCCGAGGATCTTGGTGGTGTTGTCCTTTACACCAATGAACTAGTCGGTAGAACTAATATTCATGACTATAGAGAAGGACAAGAAATTTTCATTGAAGGTCTACCAACATCTCCAATCGATTGTTCTGCTCTAAACGGTTATCAAAGAATCTACAAAATTCTTGAGGACGCTGACGGTCGCTCTAGAAGATTTGTTATTCCTAAAAAGTTCCCTGCATTAGCAGTAGATCCAGGCGACGAATCATACTCGCACTTTGACCCAGGACAAAACGCAACAGTTAAGTCTTATACAAAGTCTATTACTCTATCGCTACTAAACTCACCAAACACTTTCCCACTAGCAACTCCTGTCGAAAGAAGATTCCAGGACGCTGTTACGTTTATTCGTAACAACAGAGACTTCATTGCAGATGAAGTAGTTGGAAGAGTCAATGATGAGTTTAAGAAAGAGTATTTTGCTGTATACAATATTGGTGGTACACCAGCACAGCAGTTTACTCCAACTGATGCAACTTATGATCCATCAACTGGCGAGGCAGTATTTACTGTTGCAAACCACGGATTGCAAGTAGGTGATGGAATCAGGATTCAAGATGAGTCTATCATCTTTACCTGTTCCATGGACGGTGATAAAACCGAACACGCTACACCAGAAGATCATCACTACGCTAGCAACAGAACTCTAAACGTTGATGCAGTAACAACAAATACGTTTACTGTTAATGTTGGAGTATCTGGACCTAACCAAGAGTTCACTCCTTCTGCTGCTGATTACGATCCATCAACAGGTGATATTACTCTAAACATTGGATCACACACCCTGAGTGTTGGCGAAGGTATTGTATTTGCAGATAACTCCATCAGCTTTACTTGCACGATGGATGGAAATGATTCTGTAAAGACATATCCACGTCCAGGAATTGATCCATATGCAGGTAAGTCAACCAAAATTACTGCAGTAACTGACACTGAAATTACTGTTAATATTGGTGCATCTAGAGAGAACGAATATTTCACTCCTACTGCTGCTGATTACAATCCTTCTACGGGTGACTTGACTGTTACTGTCGGTCAGCATGGTCTTGGTGTTGGCAGAAGTGTTGTTCTTAACGACAATTCGTTCACATTCACATGCGCTTTAGATAATAACCAAACAGAGCACTCATACCCAAGACCAGGAATTGATCCATATGCTGGTAAGTCTATCACTATTACTTCTGTTGGTAGCAATTCTCACACAGTAGAATCAGCAGATTACAATCCAGAAACTGGAGTAGCCACGATTGGTATTACTAGTCATGGATTCCAACAGAATGATTACATCTTACTAGAAGACAATAGTCTTACTTTTACATGTGATCTAGATGGAAATGCTACTCAGCACACATATCCAAGATCATATGATTATGCAAGCGGCAGATGGTTGAAGATCAGCAATGTAACTTCAAATACATTTGACGTTCAGGTTGGAACTTCTACTGATCTATCAGCACACACTTTTGTTTCTGCAACCAGCAATGGATTGAAGAGACAGGATGGAACGTTCACTATTAATGTAGGAACATCATCTGATACTTCCGTTCATACATTTGTACCAGGCGACGAAAATATCAATGCTATCAAGCATGAGCCTAGAGCAGTACATACATTTGCTGGTGCTACAACTGGAGCAGTTAAGCACTTACCACAATCAACTCATACGTTTAGAAGAGCAGTTGCTAACGCAATTCAAGTTGGTGGTTCTACCTTTGATATTTTCCTCGGTCCATCTAGATTCGAGCACACATATGTTACTGGCGGAACAGTAACATACAATGGTGTTGATTACACTGTTAACGATTTCAATTATGATGCTGCTGTAACTGGAGTTGCTACCGTTAGTACGGTAAATCCAATTGCAACAATTTCAGAGGATGAGATTGTTAAGATTGCGGGTCTGGAAGTTGAGTGTTCCAATGGCACTAAAGTTTATCCAAGCTTCAATATTCCAGTAAGTGATGAGGAATGTAAGCAGGATATCGTACACTTCCTCAATGCTCTCTGTAGAGACCTAGAATTTGGAACCAACCACAACATCATCGAGGCAGGTCAAAAATACGTTGTTGGTGCAAAGATTGATTATGTAGAAAATGAGATTATTCAGACAGTTCGTGCAATGGAGTATGCTAGAACTCTAGCAACTTATGCAATGAGAAACTGGAGAACCGAGTATGGTACTCCATCTGATCCAGTTTATGTTCCTGAATATTCTTCTGTCGAAAGATATTTTGATCCAACAGTAATCACAAGCACTGCACTATTAAATGCAGATGGCACAGTAAACAATAGCGGATATGCTTGTAATGATGTAAGAGCTGCTATTGATACTCTAACATATCTCTTCATCGATGTTGTTGCTAACAACACCAGTGGAACATACCTAGATGCTGCATATTTGATTGCAAGAAACAGAGATGTCATTGCAGATCAAGCATTCTTAGATACTCAATCACTATATCCTACTCTTAATCTAAGTGATCTTAATGAGAGAAAGTGTCGTCGTGATATCAACTTTATTCTTGGAGGTCTAATCAGAGACCTTGCACTGGGTGGAAACTCAGGTATTGTAACAAATGCTGAGGCATACTACACAGGTCTAGCACTTACTGGTATCGATGCAGATAAACTAGATGAAACTCGTTATGCATATGAGAGAGTAGAACTCTATGCAAAAGCTGCAATGAGGAACTGGAGTAATGGAAATTCCATTGCTATAACTCCTTCATTTGCATCTTACGATTCTGCATCTGGTGCTCTATCATTCTCTTTTGCAGATCCAGCACAAACATTCCCATCATCTGGTAGAGTTGCTTTCAAAGAGGGTGCTATTACATTTAGCTGTTCTTCTAATGGTGGCGGAAATCATGCTTCTCCTACTCCAACAGACAGAAACTATGGTAAGAGTTTAGAAGTTATTAGTGCAACTTCAAACAGTGGTGTAACTACTGTTACTGTTAATGTTGGTGATGCAGGAAGTGCTGCTGGCGTAAGTCACACATACGTTGAGTCTCTCACGAACGGCACTATTCTAATTTACGATCCTGTTGCAACAACCACTCCAATTCCTAAGTTTGAAGATTGGAACATTCTTCTTTATCCTTCTGCTCCTATCTGCGCTAATGTAGAAGCAACTATTGATACTGAGTTTGGACTCTTAGACGGAATTCTGGAGTATGCAGCAGATCCAGATTCTGAAACTTCTATTGCGCCAGGAGAAACTGTAAAGAATACTGGTGTTCTTTGGGATGAGACTGACATCATCACATATCCAGACAACTTTATCTACGATCAGAACAATACACGAATGGCAATTCGTGGTAACTACGATGATTACCCAATCATTGAAGCATCACCATATACTCAGAACTCTTCTGTTATCTCCTTCCTTGGTGGTAGTGGTGCTCTGGTCGATGGTTCTAAGGTCAAGCAACCCAACTGTCCTTTCCCTGGTCTAGAACTAGACGGAACAGCATCCTTCCCCAACCAGGGTAAGTCGATGGTTGCATCTGCATTCACCATCGTTTCCTTTGGTGGTACAGGTTATAAGGTTATCGAAGATGGATACACCCAGTTGGTTTCGGTCTTCGTTATCTTCTGCGAAGATGGTGTCCTAGCAGATACTGGTGGTTATTGCTCTATCACCAACTCCGCTACAAACTTTGGTACATTTGCTCTTCGTTCTATTGGATTTAGAAGAGAGTGTTATGAGTTTGACATTGGTACAATTAGCAATGTCTCTGCAACTCCAACTGGCAGAACTATTCTACGTGTTAGTGGACTTGGAAGAGAACCACTAGAACACTATATCTGTAAGTTTGATGGATATAGAAACACTAATACAGATATTGAGTTCTTCGTAGATGCCGTAAGTGGTGTTACTGTGGGACCTCCTTTCACAGCGGATCTAACTATTGATAACGGTACTGGTGAACCAGTTAACCTAACAAACCTAGCAAGTGGTTTGGAAGAAGGCACTCCCCCTGTTGGAGCAACAATCAAACTACATAGACCTTCTATCGTTAACTCTTCCTCACACACTTGGGAATTTGCTGGTTCTGGTACTAACTACCTCGCACTACCCGAGAACGGTGGTACTAAGATTGAAGCATACGAACAGGTTTCTGAACTCTATGGTCGTGTATATGTCTCTGGTACTGACGAACTTGGTGACTTCAAGGTTGGTACATTCGCTAAGATTGAAAACAGAACTGGTGCTATTACCTTCACGGGTACTGTTACCATCTCTGAAGTTGAATTCTTGAAACTGAAAGGTGGAGACGTTGTTGTTACTGGTTTCGACGCATCCAATACTCTTGGCGGTGCTAACTCATCTAACAGCAAAATCCCAACTCAAAAGGCAGTTAGAGATTATATCACTAACAACCTTGGTCCATACATCAACAAACCATATTCAACTAACGCTGTTCCTCAGGCACTGGTTCAACTTACCGACTCTGGTAAGATTTCTGTGGACCAGATCCCAGCACTAAGACCATTTGAAGTCTACACTGTTCCTGATGAAGATGCAAGACTAGAGATTGAAGGAGCACTTGCTGGTGACATTGCTATCGAGCAAGATACATCCACGTCATATATTCTAAACAATGATTTGGATAGTCAGTTTGTATCCTTTGATGTCGATCCAACACTGTCATTTACTATCGGTGACATCTTCACTGGTAGCATTTCTGGTGGTCGTATGCAGGCAACCGAATATAGACAGGGTGTTGTATACAGTATTCAGTTGACTAGTGGTGGTACGAACTATCTGGTGGCATCACCACCAACTGTTACTATCTCTGGTGGTAATCCTGCATCTGGATCTATTGAGGCAAAGGCACAAGCTACCGTTGCCAATGGAGAAGTTGTTCTAGTTGAATTAATTAAGTTCAATGGATACGTAGGTGGTTTAAATTATACCACTCAACCATCCGTAGTAATTGATGCACCTCAGGGTGGTGGTTCACAGGCAACTGCAAATGCTTTCATCGAAAGCAGACTATATGGCAATATCGTTAACAGAATTAAACTAGAAGATACAGATCAAATTGAAAGTAGTGATATTCCTGCTGTTGACATTGATATTAACAGAGCAGTCAACACTTCTTCATTCAATGATGCTAACTGGGTATCTCTATCCAGTAATGTTGTTGATGGTGTTTCGATTACTGGTGGTCCTATCAGTACAGATGTTCTCGCTCAGACTGGAGCAGCAAACTCTTACACCTTCCTAAGAGGTGACTCAAGTTGGGCGCTTGCAGTTCAATCTATTAAGGGTGCTGAAACAAGATATTTCGCACAGTTGATTTCTGCAGCAAATGCTGGATCTTCCGAATTTATATTCAATACTCTAGCAGATGCGCTGATCGGTCACGAGGTACTAGACAACATTGTTGGTATTCAACCAAACACTAATATCACTGGTGTTCTAACAGTAGACGGCGAGACTACTGTTGCTATCAACAATCCAGTAACAACATCAATTCCTGCTGGAACAATCGTCGAATTTGAAAGAGGATCATCCCCAATGATCTTCGAGTCAACATTCACCGCTGGTAACTTTGTTGATTCTGTAATTATTTCAAATGGTGGTACAGGATTCACAAACGGTCAATACTTTGATATTGATCTAGTTGGTGGTACAGGTAACGGTCTCAAGTGTAACTTGGTTGTTGCTGGTGGTGCAATTACTGAACTTACTATTACTTCCTCTGGTTCTGGTTATGATGGCGACTTTACAATTTCAACTCCACCAACAGAGATTGGTGCTGGATCTGGTCTAATCTTACTTGCTAAAGTAAGTACAGTCAACAGACAGTATGCAAACGTTGCTGTTGACATCCAGAGAGTTTCGGATCAAACAATTTCTACAGACCTATTTGGTACTATTGGTGTTGCAAGATTCAAGAAATCTCAGTTCAACATCGGTGTATCGGGTAATGGTTCTGTCGAACTGAATGTTGGTGCTGACTCTGGTCTTGATGCTGACCTTCTCGACGGTCAGCAAGGTTCTTACTACCTCAATGCTAGTAACATTAGTGCTGGTAGATTGAGCGAAGATCGCCTCTCTGGTACATACAACATCAGTATTGCTAACCAGTCTGGTAATACCTTGAGACTGGCATCTGGTACTAACAACCCAACTTCCAGCCCAACTCCAGACAACTTCGTTGGTGGTGTTGTTGCTAACACGATTAATAACAGTGCAAACCTACTTAATGATGGTGGAACCAAGAACATGGTTCTTACCTTCAGAGCAGGTGGTACTAGTTTCGATACCTCATTCGGTGGTGTAAGACAACTTGCACTTACTGATAACGATAACCTGTATATCCGTGGTTCTGGAACTGGTGTTACATCATTCGGTTCATGGGGTAAAGTCTGGTCTGCACTCAACGATGGTATTGATTCAGGACTTGATGCAGATAAACTTGATAACAAGCAAGGTGTTTGGTATCAAAACGCTCTCAATATTAACTATGGAACTCTTTCTGATAATAGACTACCAGACTTTATTGATGAAACCGCATTCCAAGATCAGATTGAAATTAGATACTTCCCTGGTGATAGAAGATATAAGATCTATATTTCTGGTCTAGTTCTTGCATCTTCCCCATTTGTTCCTGGTGAGGCAGTAAACCTCTATAACGCACAGGGACAAGGTACTGGTACAATCGAGATTGACAACATCATCGTTAATAACGATACCGTTGATAACTCTAATGACTACACAATTATCATTGGTAGACTTACAACTGGTGACTTCGTAGGTGCTCTAACTATCGGTTCTGCAACTGACAGAAAAGATTTCCAAGACTTCACCATTGACGAGGGTAACACAATTAATGTTGCTACACTCGAAAGTGATGGCGGTACAGGTAACCTAAGACTTGGTAGAACAGATGGATCAGGATCATCTCCTGGTATTTACTTTAACAGTTCTGCTCTTGCAGCAACTTACAACGTTGCTCTTGTCGCACAGGGTGGTAACGCTACTGCTGGTTCTGGTACTCTAAACGCTCAGGTACAGACTGTTGATGGATTCTCCATCAATGGTAATAAGATTTGGAACGCAGGAAACATCACATTCCAAACTCTGAATGTTGCAGAGACTGCTGTTCTTCGTGGTCCTGATGGAGAGTTCTCTTGTGGAACTATTACTCTTGACACTGCAAATGGTGCAGTTATCGAAGGTTCTGCCAACTTGAACGTTCTCAAGGGTGGCGATACCATGACTGGTAACCTCAACATTAGTGGCACAGCAACCTTGAGTGTTGGTGGAACAGCAAATCTACTAGCAGATGCAACAGTTGGAACTGACTTTACCGTCAACACAGATACTTTCTTCGTTGATGCTAGCAACGATTCTGTTGCTATTGGTGCTGCAACTGCTCCTGCAACAGTTAAACTAACAGTTACTGACGATGAAGCACAAGATGTAATCGTTGATATCTATAGTCAGAGTGCAGATCACGATGCAAGACTAAGACTCTTAGGTCAAGGTGGTGACGCAACTACAGAAGGATTTGAAATTCACTATGACAATAACGTTGGTGATGTTTACTTCAATCAATTATTTAATGGTCTGACAACTGCAGTTGCAATGCGCTTCAGCACAAAGAACTTCTCTGATGCTCTAACAATTACTGGCAACGGTAAAGTTGGTGTTAATATGACACCAGATGATGCATACGAACTAGATGTTACTGGCGACACAAGAATCAAAGATTCTATTACACTAGGACATGCCGATGATAACGGTGGTGCTCCATTGTACTTCCTAGGTTCTTCTGGATTCAGAAACTATGAAGTCGGAAACAATATCCTAGGCGATAATATCTTTACTGTTCGTGCATCTCAGACTGCAGGTGGAACTGATTGGAATCCAACAATTCCAGCTATGGCTCTCACCGTAGATGTGGTACAAGTTGATGATGGTAATGGAGGTACAACTCCTGTTGACGTTCATAGAATGGCAGTCAACACCAACGCTTTCCAAGGTGTTGATCCAGATGATTCTACTATCAGACTTTATGTTGCCAATATCAATGGCGACATGAACGTTAACGGTCAGTTGTTCCAGAATAACGCACCATTCGTAACATCCAGATGGACTGAATCACCTAATGGTGATGATATTTACAGAGCATCTAGAGTTGGTATTGGATTCACTACCGATAAAGATCCTGGGTATGCTCTCGATGTTGAAGGTGATTTCAACGTTACTGGTACTACATATATTGGTGGTGTCAAGCAGTACCAAGACTCACAGGGTATTATTAGAGCATACAATACTGAAATTGCGTATGATGTTAATATTGACGCTAATAGCACCAACGTATCAACTGGTCCAATTACCATGGTATCAGGTGTAAACATTGTGTTCGGTGATAACTCTAGTTGGACTATTCTGTAAACCATAAATAACTATATCCGTCTTTAAGAAAAATGTCTGTAGGATCTGTATTAAATTGTGCCAATATTGAGATTCTCAATACTTTAAAGGCTCCACTGTATACGACTGCGACTAGAGACGCACTCCCATACGGAAATTCTACTCCTAATCAGGATAAGAAAGGTGTGATGATCTGGAATACAGATCTTGATGGAGGCAATGGCGCATGGGAGTTTTATGATGGAGTTGAATGGACTGAAGTTACTTTCGTAGCTTAAACAAACACTAGGATACAATCATGGAAAGAAGTAGAATTGTTGCTATTCATAACTTAACCACAGGCAAGTGGGAAGTTAGAAAAGATATGAAACCCGTTAGAGAGTTGACAATTTCTATTGGTTTCATTCGTGAAGGAATGACAGAGATTGCTTTCAATAAACTTTCTTTTGGGATTAAGATTCTCAATAAAGAAACTGGCGATCTTTTGTTGAGAAGAAGATACCCTATTGGTAAAAAAGAATACACAACCAATAATGGAGAACAAATTCTAGAGACATATGATTTTACGGTAGATGTTTTTGAAGATTATGTCTTTGAATTTGCATCTTCAGAATCATCTTTCGACAGTTTACATACAGAAGATGTAACTGTCCCAATGCCAGAGCAACCATATCCATCATGGATGTGGAATGGTGTTGAATGGTTTGCTCCCATCCCATTACCAGATGCTTATTATGAAGATAATAGAGTAAAAGATACTGCTACGTGGGATGAGGAAGGAAAACGTTGGATTTTGGAGGTAGATGAAGCAGACCCCACATTAGCACTAAGTCGCGATGACAGAATTAATGATGGATCTGATACCGACGAATCACCTAAATACTAAAAACCAGTAAACTAAGCTTGATACAAAATGTCTTCGATTACAGTAGAAACAGTTAACTTAACTGGTCCTCTTAAGTTCCCAGTTTTAACCCAGGCAGAGATTGATGCTTTGACTGGTTTGGAAGCAGGAATGATTGTATATAATTCAGATATTAATTATCTACAAGTAAGAGGTCCTTTTGACAACTGGGCGGTAACCAATATTGGTACTGGTAATGACCTTTGGAGTCTTGGAGAGAATAACGAATTTACTTTCAAACCCATCGTAGAGAAGGGTGATAATGAAGGTCCTACCTTGGCAGAGATGCAAACTGCATATATCTTCCAAACTCCCCAAGCTGGTAATGTTAGATTCTTCTATCAATCAAGAGAAGGATTCCAAACAGTTGCTATGCCAAAAGATGGACTCTATGAGTTCGAAGTTGGTGGAGCAAGGGGTGGTAAATGTCAGAACAGAGGATTAACTGATATTTACGGTGCAAAAATTTCTGGCGAATTCTACATCACAAAAGACACTAGAATTTCATTTGCTGTTGGATCTGGTGGCGGAGACTATTCATCTCCTCACGGTAATGAAGCAGGTGGTGGTGGAGCAACTTGGATCTATGATGAAACTAATGAAACTCTATTGATGTGTGCTGGTGCAGCAGGTGGTTCTGCTGGCAACACATGGGGAACTTCATGTACTAGAGACGTTACTATTGCTAGAGGACAAACTACTCAGGGCGTACAAGGTTTCACATGTGCGTATACTGTTTCTGCACCATCTGTTGGTGAAGGCGGAAACTCTAATGGAAACTATCACGGTGGCGCTGGTGGTGGATATCTAAGTGACGGTGCTAATGGTGGTACTCACTGTAGTACCGCAATTGGCGGAAAAGGCTTTAGTAGTGGACTTAAAGGAGGAACAGGAAACACTTGTTATACAACAGGTGGTCTTGCAAACTCTGGTGGATTTGGAGGAGGTGGCGGAGGTCAGCTCTCTGGTCCTGGTGGCGGGGGCGGATACACTGGCGGTTGTACTGCAGGTCAGTGGTCTTCATATAGCACACACGGTGGAGGCGGTGGATCATATAACGCTTCTACTGGAAACACTTCTGCTACTGCAGGTGGTAACACTGGTGGCGAAGGTGGTTATGGTGGTGCTGGATATGTTAAAATGACATGGTTGAGTGAGTAAATTTTATGCTACCAAATCCTTTTGAAGAGGGATTTATGGTTGACGAGGACGTTAGAGCAGATAGAATGGATATCTGTAAGTCCTGCGACAAATTCATCAAACCCTCAAAGCAATGCAAAAAATGCATGTGCTTTATGCCTATCAAAACCAAATTGAAAACTATGTCATGTCCTCTAGGTAAATGGTAGATTATAAGGTTGATTCGCCATTCGCTACTCCAATTTACAAGTCAACTCTGAGTGTTCCAGACTCTGTGTATTTGGATCTAAAATCTGAACCAGTTGTAAGAAGTCCTTCTGACAATGGATCTTTTCTTAGAATAGAACACAAAGAAAAGTACACTCTCTTAATTGAAGAAATTGGCAAGCATGTAAAAGGATACATGGATTGGATCTTTCATGCTGACAAAAAGTACACTTATGCATGTAATGGTGCATGGGTGAATAAGCATGATCCTGGAGATATCACTTTCGAACACGCACATTGCCATGCTTTGGTAAGTGGCATATTCTATATTGATATTCCAGAACCAGCAGAGAAGGCAGGACCTTTAACTTTCATCGATCACTCTTTCTATCCATTTACAGAGTTCTTTAACATACATTTCGATCAGTACAATTCTTTTAACAGTAAAAGGATTACTTATATTCCCCGAAAAGGTGACATATATTTGTTCCCATCTCATTTAAAACATAGTGTTGGGGCAAATATGACATCATTTGAAAGGTGGTCTATGGCGTTTGATTTTACTATCACAACTCCACTGTCACATTCCACAAATATGATGACAATTTTACCCACTAAATAATACACACACTATTCCCAGGTGATAAAAATGGCAATGGATCCAGCACAACTAAAAGAAAATTTTGAAAAGCAAATTGCTGAAACAGATAAGCAAATTGCAGACCTAGAAAAGAATCTAGACAAAGCAAAAGAATACAAATTGAAACTCATTGGTGGTCTGGAGACTCTAGGTCTTCTAGAAGGCGAGTCAGACCCAGACGTTCCAGCAGAAACACCTGCTGAATAAATACTAAATCCCTTCTTCCTAAATAGGTAAGAAGGGATTTTTTGTGTGTAATGGCATCTCCAAACTCAAGAGCTGATCTCATAACATATTGTAAGAGACAGTTGGGTGAGCCTGTCCTGCAAGTAAACATTGACGACGAACAGGTAAACAACGTTATTGATGACACCATTCAGTTCTTCCAAGAGAACTGCTATAACGGTATGGAGCGTGCTTACCTATACCACGAAATCACTGCTGACGATAAAGCAAGGTTTGCTGCTAGCGTAACAACTAGTAATGGTACAACCGATTGGAATGAAGCAACTAACTACATTCCAATTCCAGCTCATGTGACTGGTATTACTAAAGTATTTGGTCTTGTCAGCAACTCAATCCGTTCAAATCTTTTTGGTGTTGAGTATCAGTTGTTCTTGAATGATCTGTATGCATTCGGATCTCTTGATATCCTCAACTATTTTATGACTAAGCAGTATCTAGAAACTCTAGATATGGTCCTTAACAATGGATCATTCCAGCAGTTCAGATACACAGCACGTCGTGATCGTCTCTATATGGATCTCGATAAAGACTTCCTCAAGAACGGATCTAACATCCTTATTGAGTGTCATCGTATGATTGATCCAACCGACGCTACTGAGATGTATAATGATATGTTTGTCAAAAAGTATGCTACTGCTCTCATGAAGAAACAGTGGGGTACGAACTTGATTAAGTATAACAACGTCCAGTTACCTGGCGGTGTTACTCTCAACGGTAGAGAGATCTACACAGACGCACTTGCAGAGATCGAAAAGATCGAATCTGAAGTTCTCAGCAAGTATGCAATCCCACCAATGGATATGATCGGATAAGATGCCTACAAGTCCCTACTTTCCAACATACTACCAAGGTCACAGTGGCGAACAGAATCTCGTACAGGATCTGGTGGACGAGCAAATCAAACTGTTTGGTTCAGATGTATACTATATCCCTAGGATAGTTCTGCAAGACAGCACACTGGATGAAGTTAGATACTCCAAGTATCAAGAACAATTCCAGATCGAAATGCTGCTGCAAAATGTTACTGGATTTGGTGACAATGCAGAGTTCATCAGTAAGTTTGGTTTGAGAATTACAGATGAGATTATCTTCCGCGTGTCTACAAGACGCTGGGATGAAGAAGTGGCAGAGCATAGTCCTAATCTCACTGTTACTAGTAGACCCAATGAGGGAGACTTATTGTACTTCCCATTGACACAGGATATCTACGAAATTAAGTTTGTTGGTAAAGAAGAACCGTTCTTCCAGTTTGGTAAGATTCAATTCTATGCTATCACTGCTGAGATCTATGAAC